GATCATGAGTACGGCACCGTGGCGTAGTCGAAGACCGGGGGCGGCAATCCCGCGACGTCGTCTTCCCCTCCGGTGAGGCGGAGGACGAGTTCGCGGTCTGAGCAGAACGCTCGGCTTGCCCGCGCTTGCTCTGGGGTGCGGAACAGGCAACGGTGTTCGATCTCGTATCGCGCCTCAAGCCGGTGCTGGGGCAGCACCCGGCGCCGCGGCCGGAAGCCGCGCATCGCCCAGACCCGCTCACCGTCGACGAGGGCCGAGTACCAGGCGTGCTTCGTCTCGGCGCGCAGCTCGGGCAGCGGCCGGAAGAGGTGGGGCTGCTGGCTCCGGCTGCCTGCCACCTTGCGATGCCACCCGGTCGCCGGCTCGCGACCGCTGTCGGGCGTCCACATCGGCACGCTGACGACGTGCTCGCGGACCGTCCCGAGTTCGGCCCGTGCGGCGTCGCGGTCGGCGTGGATGATCCAGTCGGCATCGACGATGGCGATCCAGTCGGAGCCCTTCGCGGCCTCGGCGAGGAGGAACGTGCGCTTCTCGACCTGTCCTGCCCACAGCCTGTTCGGCTCGACGATGACGCAGCCCAGACCGGCCACATGCGCAGTGCCGCGGATAGCCTCGGCCTGATCCGGCGGGCTGGTGACGGTGGCACCGGGATAGCGGGCATAGGCTCCGTCCACGGCCACGATGCGGTCGGCGATCTCGGCCGCACCGAGGACGCAGGCCACGAGATCCTCGGGTCGTTCGTTCCACCAGGACAGGGCGGCGGTGATCATCGACGCAGCCAGTACACGCCGGCGACGCCGGCCAGCAGTCCGCGATAGGTTGGCGGATCCCCGCGCAGCGAGACGAGGAAGTCGCGTTGCTCCGACCCGAGCCGAGGGTCGGCAATAGCCCGGTGACCCTCCCGCCGCCACAGGTCGAGCTCGGACTGGTTGAAGTAGCCGCCGCGATAGTCGGCCGCGAAGCCCGCCGCCTCGCACATCGCCGTGAAGTCGGCTTGGCGCCACGCCCGCGAGATCGGGCAGCTCTCGCCGTCGGTGGACCGCGAGAACGCCCGCTCGATCGCCAGCCCGGCGTCGATGCCCTCGACGATCTGCCGCTGCCACGCGACGTAGAGGTGGACCCACAGGCTGTCGCGCGAATAGGCCATGATCGACACCGTGCCGCCCGGCCGGAGAACGCGACGGAACTCGGCTAGGATCGCGGCCGGATCGGAGACGTGGTGCAGGACGCCCTGGCAGTAGATGTGATCGATCGAGCCTGTGGCGAGCGGAATGGTCGGATCGGCGTCCGATACCTTGACCAGCCGCCAGCGATCACTGTCATGCAGTCCTAGTCGCGATCGGGCGAGGGCGAGCGCGGTCGTCGACACGTCGGCCCCGATGACCTCCCGCGCCTTGCCGTGGACGAGGAAGCCCGTCATGTCGTTCGCCGGTCCGCAGCCGTAGTCGAGCACGACGTCCCGCGAGTGCTCGCCCCACAGACCCATGAGCTCATGGAACAGCGGGTACTTGGCTGAGCGCCAGTCGAGGAAGGCGAGAGACGCCGCGGCGGTCGCAAACGGCCTCGTCCGGACGGTGTGTGCCGACCAGTACCGATCGACGGCGGTCACGGCTTGCGGGTCATAGTTGGTGGCGTAGTCGGCTCTCATGCCGCCACCTCGGCCTGCCGCTCCATGAGGAGGCGCGCCCGCTCGACGAGGTCCGGCGGATAGACGGCCGCGAGCCGCTCCCACGGGTCGGTCCGCTCGACGACGCCCCACTTCCGCCACATGCCGTCGTATCCGGTGATGAGCGGCCGGTAGCGGAAGCCGATGTACTGCAGGGGGTGGACGTCGCGCCACTCCAACCGGATCGGGCGCTTGAACCCGCGGATCGTGTTGTGGTCGCAGTTCTTGTTCAGCGTCTCGGGCAAGGGCCGGAAGCCGACCGGAGCCATGAGCGAGCGGTGGAACATATGCGGCCCGGCGCCGACCTGTCCGACCTTGAGCTCCGCCAGCCGGTCCAGTTGGACGGGCGCGTACATCCCCGAGGTCCGGGTCATTCGCGGATAGGGAAGTGGCAGGAAGTAGGCCGGGTCGACGAACGAATCGGAGCCGATCGGCACGATCCACTCGGCACCGTGCCGACCGGCGTACTCCTCGCCGTCATTGAACTTCCGCGACAGGAAGATATTGTCCTGCTCGATGGTGTGCATCCCGAGACCGCGGGCCACATCGAGGTTCTCGTCGTCCGCGATGACGACCTGATGCGCCTCGACGCCAACTCGGGCCAGCGCCTCGATGACCTGCTGCCGCTGCTCGAGACAGATGGCCGTCAACTCGAAGCGTGCGAAGGCGGGGGTAACGAACCAGACGCTCATGCCGCGACCCTCGGAGACAAGAGGTCCCAGTCCACCGGGAACGTCGCCCGGAGCTTCGGCGTGATGAGGTCGTGCGCCCGGCGGAACCGGCTCTGCGCGTCCTGGTGCCGGACCCACAGCCACGCCGGGGCCTTGTCGAGGAACCGCACCGGGGCGAGACGGGCGATCTGCGGGTGGACAGCCTGCTTGACGTGCGCCCTGTCACCCTCGGGTACGTACAGCGACGACCACGCGTTGCGGATGTGGACGATCCGCTCGGCCAGACCATCGTTGATCCGGTAGCCGACGGGGAACACGAGCGCCGTCCGCTTCCGCAGCGGCGAGGCCGCCGCGTACAGCCGCGCGAAGGCGTCAGCGGAGAACCCGTCGTCGTCGTCGATCCGCGTCGTGAGGACCGGCCCGGACCAGTCGATCGCCGTCTCCGCTTCCGCGGTGCTTGTGACGGGGATGACCGTATGCCCTGCCGACCGGAAGGCATCGAGCCGGTCCTCACGAAGGGGATCGTCGGGCGCGACGAAGGCCAGCCACGTCCAGTCACCGTCCTGCGCGGCGAGGGATCGGGCGGTGATGCCCCGGAGGAGGCCTATCCGGCGGGCGTTCGCATCGAGCGGGTAGTCGGGGCCCCGGTACGAGCGGGTCATGAGGTAGTGACGGAGGGTCACGCAGGCACCGCCTCACGCGCGACTCGCGCACCTTCCTCCACGCCGTTGAAGAACGTCCACCCCTCGTCGAGAGTGAAGGCGACGTGACCGACATTGCCGATCGTGATACCGAATAGATCCTTGCGGAACCGCTGTCGGCCGCGCCAATCCGGCTCGCTGTAGCAGTTGGTCGTGATCGTGGCGAAGATCCCGGTGTCAGCGAGCAGCAAGCCCGCCCGCCACCGCAGCTTCGTCAGGTCGTCCCATCCTTGATCGAGGGGCGGCTGAACGTGGCCCTCACGGTCATGGATCACGATGAGCGGATCGTGGATGTCCAAGTCGTCGTCGTTCACGCCGCAACGTCCTGACAGAAGCACGGATCGCTGCCGTGCTCCCAATACGGCCAATAGCAGCCACTCGACAGGTGGTCATCGGTTCTGTGCCAGCAAACAGCGCACCGACCCAGGAGGAACGCGATCAGCGCTCTCACGCTGCTACCTCCTGACCGACCTTCGCTCGGAGCGCCTGCACCTCGGCGACGAGCGCGATCTTGAGCGGCGCCGGGATGAGGGTCTCGCGGTAGGCGCGGATCGCGACGGCACGTTGGGCCGGGTCCGGGATGCGGCGGGCGATGTGCTCGCAGCGGGCCACGATCTCGCGGTTGCGTCGGCGCATCTGCTGGCGAGCCGGGGAGTCGCGCCGGGTGTCTGGGTGGGTGCAGAGCGAGCCCTCGCGGCCGAGGCGGTTGTACGTCATGAAGTCCGACACCGCGACCGGCCGGACGTTCCGCATGACCCGGAGCGTGAGCGAGTCCTGGCCCAGCCTCTCGGCCGGGTTGTGGGCCCCGATCTCCGTGTAGCGCGACGTCCGGTAGATGCCGACCTCGTATGCCTTGCGCTGGCCGCGGGCGAAGTCTCCGGGGACCGGCGTCCCATGACAGCGGAGGTGGCCGGGGTCGCCGGGGCAGTAGGCGTCGTTGTGGTAGCGGACCCCGCCCGAGGCCACGTCCTTGCCGTACGCGAGGAGGCGCTCGATGTGGTCGGGGTCGATCCAGTCATCCGCGGCCACGGGCGCGTACCAGGCGTGGGGGCTGGCCCAGATCGCCACGTCCTGCGCGAAGTACGCGCCTCGGTTGACGGGGTAGCTGTGGACGATGAGTCGGTCGTCGCGGATCCCCGAGAGGGGCGGCTCATCGCCGTCGCCGATGACGACGCACACGAGGTCGCGGTAGGTCTGGGCGAGGACGCTCTCGACCGCACGCCGGACGTACTCGCGGGTCGGGGCGTAGTGGGTGACGCTGACGAGGACGGTCATCGTCGCGCCGCCCGAAGCAATCCGAACTCCGGTCGGAGAACGATCTTCCAGCGGCCCAGCTTGAGCATCAGGCAGCGCACGCCATTGAGTTCGAACCGTTGGATCACGACGTCACCAGCGCTTCCGAGTGGGACTGGTGCTGCCAGCAGAAACGCTCTCCCTGCCCGGTCCGTCGCTCGCAACGATGGACGCCGTCCGGCTGGGCGTAGCCCCGCGGCCACGGCCCAGCGGTGTGCCATTGGCACTGCCGATCCGGCGGGCCGAAAGGCACGGGGGCCACGTTGTACGACCTCACGATGTCACCAGCGCTTCGGACCGGACGCGCTTGCAGTCCACTTCCAGGTGGTCAGAGACCGTGCCGTATGCGAAGTCCCGGATCCCCGTGACCTCGTACCGGTCGCCGTCGTCGGTCGCGTACCGGATGTAGCTCGCGTTCTCGACCGGGGCGGTCCGCAGCAGGAAGACGGTGTGGTCCGACACCTGCGCCCCGGCCTGGCTGATGAGCGCGATCTCGCGGGCCGACTTCGGCTGGATGAGCCCCGAGACGAGCGTCACCGTCGGCTCGCCTGGGATGGGCTGGCCGTACTCGTCCGTGGCCGTGCCGACGTCGTCGGTCGGAGTGACGATGGCGAGGGCGTGGATCAACCTGTCGCTGATCGGCATCAGCTCGGCCCGCTCGTGCGCGTGGTGTCGGCGCTGATCGCGAGCCGCCCCGACAGCGGGGTCCGCACGTCGCCGGCCATGTCGTCGATCTGCACATCCCAGTAGAGGGAGCGGGCGATGACGTGGTCGGTCAGATCCTCGGTGTCCTCGGGGTCGAGCGTGATCGTTGCCGTCCCGAGCGTCGGGTCGTAATCGGTCACGATCCCGGAAGCGGTCGAGAGGCTGATGACAGCCTGCGCGTCGGTGTCGGTTCGGCGGCGCTTGGCGGTGAAGGTGATGGTGATCCCGGTCAAATCAACAGCCACACCGTCGGCATCGACGACGGCGATGTCGAACGCCTGCTTGTCGCCCCGGACCATCGAGAGGAGGCTCATTCGATCTCCCCGCTGTACGTCGCCGGCGTGATCGTGCCGCTGTAGGCGTCACCGAGGACGGCACCGCTCATGCGCCCGGGCGGGAGCGTGGCTCGCAGGTGCTCGATGCGGACCACCTCGCCGCCTGCCCGGCGTCCGAGGATCGTGGCGAGAACGACGGCGGGCAAGCCGGGACCCGTCACGTCTCGGATGAACGTCGCCGACCCTCCGCCCGTGGCGGTGAGCACGCCACTGCGGGCCGTCGAGGTGAGCGACGTCAGCACGCCGCCCCCGGACATCAGCGCAGCGCCGTAGCGGGCCGATTCCACGGACAGCGTGGCCACGCCGCCGCCCGTGGCCGTCAGGGCGAAGCGCCGGTCGGCCATGACTGCGAGGGTCAGGACGCCGCCGCCAGTTGCGACGAGCGCGCCGGAATGGCTCTCGGCCGAGCCCCCGTTGAACGTCGCGACACCGCTGCCGGTGCCGGTGAGGGTGCCGGCCCGCGCGGTCGTCTCCGCCACGGCGAACACACCGCCTCCGGCCCCGGTAAGGGTCGCGGCGCGGTCCGTGGATCCGGAGAGGGTCGCGGCCCCGGCGCCGGTCCCGGTGAGCGCAGACGATCGCTCAGAGGTGGGCGCGAACGTCCCCACGCCGCCGCCGGTCGCCACAAGGGCGGTCGGGCGGTCGGTCGTCGTGCCGAGTACCGCCACGCCGCCGGCCGTGGCGACGAGCGCACCCGAATGGGCTTCACTACCCGAGCCCGTCTCGTATGTGAAGGTGGCAACGCCGCCGCCCGTGCCGACGAGAACCGCGTTCCGTTGGCTATCGGCTGGGGAGGTGAACAGGCCCGCGCCCGTCCCGACGAGCGGACTCGTCGCGCCCTTCCTGGCACTGGTGGTCAGGACCCCGCCACCCGTGCCCGAGAGCGTCCCACTATGGAGCTCCGGTCCGGCGGAGACCTCGACGGTCTGTGTCGCCGAGAACACGGTGTAGCTGCCGCCGGTCGCCGGCGCACCGGCCATGCGGACCGTGTAGGAGCCGGACGTATCGCAGGTGACGGTGATGCTCTGCTGGGCCTGTGAGTTGCTGTTCGTGACCGGGTTCGTGTCCGCCGTGATGAGGCCCGTGCCCGAGGCTCCGATCGTCACATATCCGCCGCCGTCGTCGACCTCCCATTTGAAGTCGTACCGGGTGACCCCGCCAGACCCACTGAACGCAGGCGTGCCCGAGAAGGCGAACGTATCGGTGACGTCCGCCGTTACGGGCGCTGCTGGCGCGTCCAGCGAGATGCTGTCGAGGACCTTGGCCATGTGCTACGCGTCGTTCAGATCGAGCGAGGAGCCGGCCGCCGTGATCGTGTACGTGCCCTGCGCGCCGAACGCCTCGTCGGTGACGTCCTTTTTGAGGTAGCGCACGGTCCCCGCGGTGTTCCACAGGGACAGCCAAGCCACGGTCGTCGCGGCCGGGATGTCAACGACGACGTCGCCGTTCTGCGCGGCGGCGCCGGCGGCGGCAGCGCTCCACGCGATGGCCTTGCGGGCATACGCCGGGGAACCCCCGGACACCTCGTTTGCGGCGGTGTTCGCTGCTCCGGGATCGCCGGTGTGGGCGGCCACCCTGACCGCGAGGGCCGCGAGGGCGTCGAGCATGACGTTCTTGGCTTCGGCGTCGTAATCGTTCGCCATCGGGGTCTCCTAACTCACCAGATGCCCACGGTCTGTGGATTGAGCGACGCGAGGATGTCGGCCCGCTGCTCGGGGTACGAACGGCCCTGCTGGTAGGACTCGGACCACGAGCCGATGGTCTGGGTGACGAGCGTCGGGTTGAACGCGATCTCGAGCTTCACGAGCTCCAGCTGGGCGACGTCTCGGATGGCGAGGTCGGACTGGGGGAGGTACGTCACGAACGTCCGGTATCGCCAGTAGAGGGCCGCGTTCGTGCCGTCGCTGAGACGGCGGAGGATGTTGCCCGACTGACTGAGTTCGTAGTCATCGGCCGCCAGCGTCGTCGCGCTTGCCCCGGTTCCCTCGATGACCTCGCTCACCGATTCGGCCTGCCGCGAGAGCATGAGCAGGGGGCCGATACCACGCGGGGTGAGGATCTCGGTGATCGTCCCGTCCGAGGCGTACGGCCCGGCGGCCAGGATGATCGACTCGTAGGCGGCGTCGAGGAGACGCTGGATCGCCTCGTCGCCGAGCGACGAAGTGACGTGCTCGCGGAACTGGTCGACCGTCAGCGTCACTCAGCCCTCCGCGCGAGGCGCGGACTTGGCGAACGAGAGCGGCTCGAACGCGTCAGGCCGGACGCGGAGCAACGGATGGTCGGCCGGGAACGTCTGGCCGCGAATGTACTGGTAGATGACGCCCTTGATTTTGAACACGCCTGAGGAACGGGCGCGGAAGATGCCGGTCGGACTGATCGGTGGTGTGTAACGAGCCATGATGCGCTGGCCTCCTGTGTGGCCCTGTCTCTCCGGAGGCCAGTCGCGGAGAGACAGGGCCGGGATGTCTGTTGGGTTTAGATGCCGGTTGTCACGACGCCGATGGTCAGCACGCGGAACGCGCTGTCGACGAGGACGACGGAGCTGTTTCGCCAGTAGGCGAACAGGCCGCGCTCACCGGTCGGGTTGCCGTCACCGTTGACCATGTGCGGGATCAACTCGACGGTGAGGCCGATCTTGTTCACGATCAGGAACTGGTTGAAGTCCCCGAAGATCGCGACCCGGCCTGCCGCGGTCGTGAAGTCCGACTCCATCGCTGAGCTGTTGTGGCGGGGGTAGCCGAGCAGCCCCAGGGGCTCGCCGGCCGCGAGGGGCCGGTAGTCCGACGACACGCCTGCGGCGTGATCGAGGCGCTCGGATTCGGTGTAGACCGCGCGATGGGCCAGCCACCGTGCACGCGGCTCCCAGCGGTCGCCCAGGCGGGTCGTCAGGACCCGCAGGTCGCCCGTGTCGAAGCCGTCACCGGTCGTCCCGACGTTGTACGCGGCGGCGATGCCGTAGAGGACACCCTCCGGCTCGTTGGAGCCGGTGCCGTTGACGAACTTCTCGGCCTCGAGGGTGTCCTTGGCGTCCTGGAGCAGGCGCGCCATCTCGCCCTGGAGCCGCGGCCAGTCGCCGTCGGACTCGATGCTGAACTTGATGAGCGCCTTTGCCTTACGGACGGTCACCTCAGGCTGGCCGAACGACGGGGCCCCGTCCGTGACGGCCACGGCCTCAGTGCCGTACGAGGCGGTCACGCCGGAGGTCGTGACGCCCTTCCACGTGTTGCCGACGTTGAGCTGCTCGACGCGGGCAATTGTGGGCAGCGGGTTGACCGAGCCGTCCGAGGTCAGGATGACCGTCGGGTCGAGCTGGAACGGGACGTTGTACCCGCCGGTCGTCGTGGTGCCGACGGTGGCGATTGCCGCGCGCTCCCGCTCGGTCAGATGCTCGGGACCGAACGCCAGCACCTTGGCGAATGCCCGGTGGTAGTCGGGCGAGCCCGTCGCCATCATGTGGCGGGCAAGGACCGACGGGTCGAAGCCGTTCTCGATCTGTCGATCGGGCACGGGCAACGCGAGCAACTTGTGGATCCGCGCCACCGACCGCTCCGGCGTCGCCGCTTCGTGGGGGTAGAACGCCTGCTCGGCGATCTTCTTTGCGCCGTCCACCATGAGCGAGCGCATCGCGGTCTCGCTCGATGTCCGTCCGCGGTACTCGGGGATGTCGAACAGATTGTCGGGGAGCTTGGTCACCGCACGAGGGCCGCGCGAGGCGAGGTCGATGCCAGAGCGCTCGACGTGCCGCTCGTCACCGGCAAGGACCAGGAGGCGCGCCTGCCGGGCCTCGAATTCCTTCTTGCGTTCCACGGCCCTCTTGCTGAGGTCACCGAGGTCAGCGAACTCCTCCTGAGCCGGTTCATCGAACTGGCGACCGGTGTACTCGCCCTCGAGTTCGTTGGAACGGGCCTTGACCCGCTCAATGAATCCTTGGACATCCTCGGGCGTCTTGGTCGCCTCGAGGTCGTTGAGAGTCAGCATCAGTGGGTAATCTCCTGGAGGTAGGCGGACCAGTCCGCAGAGGACCGGAACCGTTTGGCTTGTGCCGGGGCAACCGGCAGGACGGAGGCGACCGGGGCAGGCGGCTCGACCGTCGCGGCGGGCGCAGGCTCCGGTAGCGGGTCGTCCGCCGTCAGGAGCGCGGAGATCGCGTCGCGGATGGACCGCAGTGACGCTTCGACAGGTTCGGAGAACGCGCGGCGTCCCTCCTTCGCGCGGAGAGAAGCGCGGATGGTGGCGTGTTCCGTGAGGTGGACGAGTTCTTCCGCGGCCGTCTCAACGCGGACGCGGAACGGGAGATCGACCTCGGCGGGATCGGGTTCATCACCCTCAGCGCGCGCAGGCGCGGCGGGGCGGTTGGCGAGGCGGAGTGCGTCATCCAGGGTACCGATGCCATCGGCCAGACCGGCTGCGACGGCATCCTTCGCGAGCAGGACAGCACCCTGTCCGTAGTCGGAGCGGACCTTGGACTCGGGCACGCCCCGGCCCTTGGCGACGTCGCCCACGAACTGGGCATCGAATGAGTCGACACGCTTCTGCATCTCGGTTCGCGCGTCATCGGTGAGCGGCTCGAATTCGTTGCCGTCGGTTTTGTGATCGCCGGCGCTGATGATCGTGACCTTGACGCCCTCGGCATCGAGAGCGCGGCTGATGTCCACGTGGATGGCGTAGACGCCGATCGAGCCGACCTGACCCGATGGGGTGACGAGGATCTGATTCGCCTGACTGGCGAGCCAGTACGCGGCGGATGCGGCGGTAGTGTTGGCGACGGCGACGATACGCTTCGCCCCACGCGCGGCGCGGATCTCCTGTGCGAGTTCCGTGACCCCGGCCACGCCTCCGCCGGGCGAGTCGATGTCGAGGACGATGGCGCTGAATTGGGGATCCGCAGCCGCCTGACGGAGCATCCCGCGGATGTCTTCGACAGAGGACCCGCCGAACAACTCTAGGAGGAATGACGACCGGTGCTCGATGACGCCGTGAATCGGGATGACCGCCACGGCTCCGCTGTTTCGGCGAGGCTCGGGGGGGCGGGTCGCGGCCACGATCGGCTCGCCGTTCTGGGCGTAGTTGATGAGTTGGCTGAGGACCGCGCGATCCAGCGCCCACGGCGCGGATGCGAGCCCGTCGAGGGTGAGGGCGGGAACGGTTCTCAAGAGTGCGGCCTCCAACTACCGCGCTCTGTGCGGACGATTCCGCGCGGGTGGAGGCCGACTGTTGGCCCGGCTCGGACGATGACGTACTGGCCGGGTAGATATTCAGTTGTCGGGATTATGCGGCCTCGATGACCGCCTTGCAATGACTATTCGTGCACGTGAATCGGTACGGCGGCGACGCCTGCTCGGCGAGCAACTTCCCGCACGCACAGCGTACCTCCGCTCCGATTCGAACCGCAGTGGCCTCGATGGTCATCGCCCGCTCGAACATCTGGGGGAACGCCCGCACGAGGTAGTGATCGGCGGGCAGGATCATGCCCTGCTCCACCGTCAGGCCAGAAGCGACGCCGGAGACCGGCCAGAATGTCTCGCGCGCCGCGCACTGCCAGCCGGGCGTAGGGAGCGTCGGGCGTAGGAGCGGCTCACTCATCTGGGCATACAGGACTGGACGGGCCTCAGCATCCTCGACCTGTCCGCCCTGAATCGGCTGGACCTGTACGGGCAGATAGCCAGCGTGCTCGAGAAGCCGGACATCACGTGAAGCCGTCGCGTTGACCACGGATGGAGGCTTGTACCCACCGTCCGTGAGAGTGCGAATCGCCTGCGCCTCCCTGGAGAACACGGCTGCCGCATCCTTGAGGTCCTCGGCGAGGAACGGAATGTGGCGGTCGTCGTACCAGAGCTGCGCCCCACCAGGGACCGTGAGGATCGGCTGTAGCGAGCCCGACAGGTTCTGCCACAGCGGGCGGATCGTGCCATCGCCGAACTGGCGCTTGATGGTGCTGTAGTTGCCGGCGTTGAGACTCGAACCCTGCATCCCCTCCGACAGCCCCACGATCACGGGATGGACCCGGCCCGCTGCGGCGATGATCGTCTCGTCCACACCCTGCACGGCCTTGAGGTCGAGCTCGCTCATCTTCGACCCGACCGGCGTCGCATCCGCACCCGCGCCGAGATAGGCGGTGCGGAAGGCATTGAGTGCTCCGGTGTGCTGCTGCTCAAAGATGTCGATCCACTCTGTAGCCTTGTCCTTCGGCAGGGTCGGCGGAAACTTGATCAGAAGATTGGGCGTTGCTGCGTTGGCGAAGAACTTCTCCTTGAACGTGGCCGCCGACGAATAGCTGCGAACGTGGCGGATGATCGGGGTCAGCCAGCTCATACCCCGGTACTGGGCGAGGGGATCGGGGATCGGGGCGAAGTGGGCGAATGTTCCGGGCAGGAACGTCTCGGGCTCGGCCGAAGACAAAGGCCCGCCGGGCTGGTAAACGAGGCCCAGCACTTCGGCATCCACGTCGTTCGGATCATTCTCGGCATCGCGGTTGCGCGTGCCCATGACGAGGTAGCACCAGTGGGGGAAGAGACGCTTGATGCGATCCTTCCGGCGTACGGCGAACCAGTTGCCAGCGAGGTCCGCATCGCCGATGACTCGTGTCAGCAGGTCGTTGGTGGTCTTCGTGGGCTCGGGCTTTTCGAGGATCGATAGCTCAGCGGTGCCGAACAAGTCGCCCGGCTGACCTCCCCGGAGCTGTTGCCACTGGAACCGTGCCTGGTTGAACAGCATCATCCGGGCGACCATGCAGGCGAATACGACGCCATTGGCGCGATAGGCTCCTTGCACGAGGCCCATGAAGTCCCCCCCGACCTCCTCGCGGTCAGGGTTCATCGTCATGCTGAAAGACAGACCCGCGTTGCGGAGCATCTCGACGTAATCGTCGATGGTGTAGGTCTCCGCGTGCATCGACGGTTGAGTAATGAGGGAGCGGATCAGGCTCATCGTCGCCACCTAATATCAACAGCCGACAAGATGATCGTGAGTCCGGCGAGGATGCCGGCCCAGCGCCAGTCGAAGGTCGCCACGAACACGACGACGATGGCCGCGCCGATGAGAATCACGAGCGACTCGATCTGGCGAGGCGCCAGGCGCGATCGGTTCAACATCATCGCGCGCGTCCCATGATGATGAACGGCTCCGGCTCAGGCGGCGCGGTCGCGTAGAACTTCGCCCGATCGAACGCAAGCACCGCCGCGACCGCGAGGTCGATCTTTCGCATGGAGTTCTTCGACTCCTTGACGATACGCGGGCCATACCGGTCTTCTTTGACCACGGCGTTCGCAATGTGCTGAGTCAGGACCGCCGACCCATCGTGGGCCAGCGCCTTATCGATGACCGCGGTATAGAACTCCTGGCACGCCGGCACCATCCGCACGCGGGAGTTGGTCGGCCACTCGACCACCGGGAAGCCCTCATTCTCGAGCCGCGCATAGAAGTCCTGGTAGCGGGCCGGATCGAACGCAAGCTCGCGCACCGTGAACGTGGCGAAGACGGAGCGGATGCGCGTCTCGATCTCCTCCATGTCCACGTGCCCACCTTCAGGTGGGTACCAGTGACCGAGCACGAACAGATACGGATGGTTGATCGTGCAACCGACAAGAGCCGTCGAGTCATTCGACCAGGCCCCATCGAAGCCGAGCACGATCGGCTCATCAGGAGCGACCGGCCGCGGCTGCGCGCAGGCGTCCCAAGTCCCGAAGGGAAGCCATGCCTGCGAGGTCTGTGTCCACTGGTTCAGGAAGTAGCGGCGGAACACGGCCTCGGGCTTGCGTAGCTGATCCTCGAAGAACTCGGAATGAACCGTCGTGCCGAAGCTCGGATTGGCGGTCTCCCAGACGGCTGGGTCGCGATAGTCCGCATCCTGCGGCGCCTCTTGGACCCATGCGAAGTACGTCGGATCCTCGAGCGAGCCGTCCAGGATGCTCTTGGCCGTCACGTACTGGCGCCAACAGACCGTCTCCCGGTCGAAGCCGGCCGTGGTGATCTGCACGACCATCGGCTGGCGCCGTGCCCCGGTACCGTTCGTCAGGACGTTCCAGACGTTCTCGCCACGGGGCCCCGTCCACTCGTGCAGCTCGTCGCAGATGACGGCATGGATGTTCTTGCCGTCGTTCGTTCCGGCGACTGCCGCCACTCGCAGAAGCCGCGCACCCGGCACGGATGGCACGAGGATCTCGCGATCGAAGCATTCAGTGACGAGGCTCAACGTTGGCGACAGTTCGCACATCTTGCGAGCGGCGCCGAACACGAGATCGGCCTGGTCATCGGAAGCCGCCGAGCACACGACCAGCGGACTCGGCTCGCCATCGCCGATCAGGAAGTACAGCGCGAGCGCCGCTGCGAGCTCCGTCTTGCCGTTCTTCTTCGGAACGCTGATGTAGGCCCAGCGATAACGCCGCAGCCCGGTCTCCCGGACCTCGAACATGCTCTTGATGAGATCCCGTTGCCAGGGCAACAGGACGAAGGGCTGCCCAATCCACTCGCCGTTCGTGAACCGGCAATGCTTCTCGATCCAGGCGATGACCTCGAAGCCCTTGGTTCGTCGACGCGACGTGATCTCGCCGGGCGGCGGGGTGATGATCGTGGTGGGCGGGGGAGCGATCATGCTGGCTCCCACTCATCATCGTCATGACCGACCGTCAGGTCATCGTCGTCGATCATCTGGTTGAGGCGAGCGGCAGTGAGCTGTACCTGCCCGAATGTCAGACCGAGGTGCAGCCGGCTCTGCGGGTCCATGCCGAACGCCCGCTCGAGCCGTGAGATCGTCGCCTCGAGCCCCGACACGTAGGACGCCAGGGGCGAGAGGACCGGCTGCCCCGTGGAGCCCTTGACCAGCCTGACCTTACGGAGCGCAGGCAACGTCCGCTCGTACTCGTCGACCGCCTTTATCCAGCGGGTGAGTGCGTGCATGTCGCTCCGCCGATCGACCGCCCGCGCCACATCGGATTGCCAGAACTCGGTCCATAGCTTCTGCGACACCTGGAGCAGTCCGGCCGGCGCCGGGGGTGGCTCGATGCCCTGCCCGGCGATAAGCGCCAGTGACGGACGCGACCGATGACCCTGCCTGGTGAGGGCTGACTTCATGGGCGAGCCGGCCATCAGGAGGACCTTGCCAACATGGCCGACAGCGTGTAGACTTGGGGAGCATGAACAGCTACAACGGGTTCACACCCAACCAGCGCATCAAGGCGCTCCGGTGGCTCAATGAGGAGTACGCCCAGGGCCGGCGGACGCGACCCACGTCCTGCGACGTGTGCGGCCAGACCCGCGGCCACCTCGAGGCCCACTCGGAGGACTACTCCGGGCCGCCCTTCGGCGACAACATCGGGGCCTTCGGGCTGTGCTACCGCTGCCATATGATGATCCACTGCCGCTTCTCGAACCCGTGGGCCTTTGAGCGGTACGTGCAATCGCTGGAGCTGGGCCAGGTCTGGCCGCCAATCGGCCGAAGCTGGCCGACCATCCAGGCGATGCTCAACGGACCCGCGCAGGATCCGCCCCTCGACGAGCGCGCCGGCGGGGACCCGGGCCTGTTGCGGGCGATTGCGGCGGGTCACTACCGGCCTCGGTAGAAGACCAGCCGGGAGACGCCCGGCCGGGTCTCTTTGATGAGGTCGAACCCGCGCCCCTGGTAGAACGCCGGCGAGTAGGCGAGGACCTCCACCGTCAGGTCGTCTGGCGCCGCGGCAATGACAGCCTCGGTGAGCTCCGTCCCGATCCCGTCCCCGCGGTACGCGCGGGGGACGAAGACGCCTTTGACCCGGGCCATCTTGCCGACCCGGATGAGCCCGGCGACCCCGACCATGACGTCACCTCGGAAGGCGGCCCACCATGTCGTATTCGACGTGGGTCCCAGGGCGACATGATCCCGCGCGGCCGCGCTGCGCCACTTGGCGACGACCTCGTACTCGACCTTCTTGATCTTGAGCTTAGGCATCGGCCTTCACCTCCTGCGGAACCCATGCCTTTGAGTAGGACCAGCTCGCGATGTCGCGGGCCTTGAAGACGTCGTCCTGGTAGAGCAGGTCGACCTCGGCGCGAGTCGCGCCGATCAGCCGGGCCACCTCGTCGGGCTCGATGCCGCCCTCGTCGATGACCGACTTGACCAGCTCGGACAGTCGGATCGCGACATGCGTTCCCTTGGCGCGGTTGATCCGAACGGTGAGCATCTTGGCCTCGGCCTCGGGGATGTCGAGGACGGCGCACGGCACCCGGCCGGCGTACTTCGCGCGGAGTGCCTTCGACGACCGGGCCAGCATCCAGCGGTTGAAGCCGTCGATGATGAGGTCGTCGCGAGAGATCAGGAGCGGCTGGACCCAGCCGTTCTCCAAGATGCTCGTCTCGAGGAGACGCAGCTCGGGGGTATGGACGACGTTCGGATTCCAGCCGTTGGCGATCAGGTCGTCCGCGTCGCGCCAGACGATCGCATCGATGGGGTCCGTTTTATGCACCGGGAGCGGAGCCGCCTGAGTCAAGCGTGAACGGCTCATGAGGCCCTCACGCTGCCGTGAGGGAGGGCGATCCGCTCACCCATGCCCGTACACTCGTTTCCCGTCGAGACGGCGTGACGGTACCTCTCGGCAGAAATGGCATGTTGAATGCACAAACGGGTCACGTTGTCAACCCCCTGAGCCCCGAATCCGGCTGTATATTTCGCAGCGGATTTATGCAGTCCGGTCATGCCGCGACGCCCGCTTTCTTCGGTTGCAGCATCCGCTTGAAGCTGCCATTCATGAACTGACTGAGGACGTACTCCGGCGGCCAGACCTCCGGTCGCTTGCTCGCCAATCGCTCCACCTGGTCGAGCCGGCTGAGCGCCAGGTCGAGCGAGTGCGGATCGTCGATGCTGTCGAGGACCCACTGGCGCACGCCGTCGAGTGACATGCCGTAGCGGCGGGTCATCGCCTTGCGATCGAGCTCTGACCAGTAGCGTTCCTGGAGGAGCATCTCGGGCCAGAGCGCGATGCACCCGGCGTACAGGTCGGGCTCCGTCTCGCGCAGCTTGCCGAAGTGCTTGGCGGCCTCCGCGTGGAGCGGGGTGGAGACGCGCAGCCCGACCCCGGCGAGATGCTGCGAGTCATAGGCGGGCGCGTAGTCGAGCTCGTGCTCCCAGATGTAGCGGAGCACGTCGTTCTCCATCCAGTCGTAGATCGGCTTGACCAGACTGACGTTCGGGGCGGCGTATCGCTTGCCGCCGGTGACGCCCTGGAGGAGGGACCCCGACGCGGTGATGTAGTTCTCGTTCAGCTTGTTGACCGAGGCCCGGTAGCGGACCAGGGACTCGGACGCGCGGATGCCGGTGACCGCCGCGATCCGGCCGCGGAAGTAGCGCGACAGGATGTAGTCCATCTGGTACTGCGAGTAGATCGTGCCGGGCGGATCGCCGACGTCAGTGATCGCCCACTCGGGCAGCTTGCGGACGTGCTCGCGGGCCGGATCCCACTGGACGTACTCGCGCACGGACCCCAGGACGAAGAGGCTCGAGCGGAGCGGCACGCCGAACCAGAGGAGTTTGACCCAGTCCTGCTGTCGGTAGTGGTCTACGAGCCGGATGACCGAGTCCGGGATCAGTTCCTCATCGCGGAAGACGACGTTGACCGGCAGGGCGCCATATTCCTCGGCGATCTCGCGGACCAGGTGCATCGTCACGAGGCTGTCCTTGCCGCCGGAGAACATGACGACGACGGTGTCGAACACGTCGTAGACGTGGCGCAGCCGCGCGCGCGCCTCGGTCAGCACGTCACTGTCGATGTAGAGTTTCTGCCGGCTCATGCTTCCTGCTCCGCCAGGAACAGCGCGATACGGAAGGCGTGCGTCTGGTCGCCCTGATCGGGGTATCGCTTGCGGAGCGCCTTGAGCCAGCGCGTCCAGAGATCCTGCTGCGTCTCGTCGTCGAAGATCAGGACGTACTGGATGATCGGATTGCCGCCGTCCGACTTCCATTCAAGGTGCTTGAGCAACTCGTCGACATCCTCGCCGTCGTACCCGGTCCCGGCGAGGTCGTCGTCGACAGCCATCTCGCGGAGCATCGCCGCCAGCTCGTCCTGGTCGTAGGTCCCGAGGTCGGCCGTCCGGTTGTCCGCGATCATGAACGCCTTGGCGTCGCGATCGGTCATGTCGACGACGTTCGCGGCGATCTCCGTCCAGCCGAGGCCCACGGCCGCCCGGTAGAGGTGATTGCCGGCAACGACGTTCCCGGTCGACTTCTGGACCACGATCGGCTTCTGCTGGCCGAACCGGCGGAGGCTTTCGCTGATCGCACCGACGTCGCCCTCCCTGGGATTGCGCGGGCTGGGCTGGATGCTCTCGATCGGCACTACGAGCCCGGCCAGGCTCGAGGCGATCCGCCCGCCGTCCTCCGTGCGCGTCTTCACCGTCATGCCGAAATACCCTCCGGCAGTCGTCCGAATATGCTTGACAATCTGGCCGACGGCGTGTAGATTGTAGGTACACAAGGAGGCCCCAATGACCGAGCACCAGGTAACCCGAATCCGAAACCAGCATGGTCCAAAGGCCACATGCGGCGTGCCGCAGTGTGGCCGTGCCGTTCAATGGGATGTGATGGGTGATCGGTGGCTGCACACCTACACCGTGGCCCAGCACCAGGCCAACCAGGCGCAAGCGGTGGAATCAATCGTTGAACTGATGCGCGGCCTGGCCGCCTCGTTGCAGCCCCTACGGGCAGGCGCACCCAGCCCGGATCAGGTTGAAACGTACCTCCGTGGCCGCGGCCCGCTGCCGCGCTAATCCCCGCCAGTCCTGAAAGGGGCACACCATGATTCAGACCCAGCCAACCCCCCGCACTAAGCCCGGCCTTACGCCGAGCCTGCTGAACCCGGCCTGGACGGCCGGCCGCGAGACCCCGGTCCAGGGGCTCTATGCGGTGGTGACCCTGGACGGCCTGACCGCCGAAGTCTCCAAGATGGCCGGTGAGACGGCCTGGACGATCGACGCGCTGTGGAGCGCCCACGGCGGCCCGATCTTCTCGAACGGCTACGGCGCCCGCTACCTGATGACCCGGAAGCTGGCCGCCGACGTGGCGCGCGAGCTGGACGCGGCGACTCCGCGCTGGCGCCCGGTTGCCAAGGACTACACGAACGCGGCCGCGGGGATCTGAACGATGACCACCCCGACCTGCCGCGGAAACCTGGCCCACCAGAGCCGGCCCGCCGTTGCCCGAGTCTGGTTCTACGAGCCGCAGGGGACCCCGATCGACACGACCGGGATGCCGGTCTGCAAGGCGTGCTCGAAGGAGATGCTGGCCTGGATGAAGGACGGAACCGTGAACTGCGTTGGGCAATACCCGACGGCCCATTACCCGATCGAGAGGAGCTGAGCGATGACGTACCGAGAACGCCGAGAGGCCCGCGCTGAGCGGCTGCGCGACTGGGCGGACAAGCGGACCGCCAGCGCGACGGCGGCCCTGAACTCCCAGCCCGAGCTGCGCCACGACTGGGCCTTCATTACCCAGCCTGGCCGGATCCCCGAGCGGGACCGGATGAACCGGAGCGATGAGCGAGCCTTCCGCAGCATGGACAAGGCCGACAGCATGCGATCCCGAGCGGCCAGCATCGAGGCCGCCGCTGACCACGCGATCTACAGCGATGACCCCGACGCGATCGAGCGGCTGCGGGCCAGGATCGCTGAGCTTGAAGCCCGGCGCGAGGCGCAGAAGGCGGCGAATGCCGAGTACCGCAAGGCGCACCGCGCCGAGCTGGCGGCGATGACGCCCTACGGCCGGAGCCAGTCCGTGCCGTGGCCGACCTACTCCCTGACCAACCTGGGCGGCAACATCTCCCGGCTGCGCGCCCGGCTCCACGAGCTCGAACACCCGCGCCCGACCTGGTTCCATGCCAGCCGGCGCGCGCCCGACGTCTGCTACAAGTGCGACCGCCGGCAGTCCGAGCACACGGCCCACGCGACCGTGACCAGCATCCTGATGTGCCCGAAGGGAGCCTGACCGATGGGCCTGATCGTTGAGATCTTCCGCAACGACTACCGATCCGACCTCTGCGTGTTCAACGAGGTGCGCCAGTTGACCATCGAGAACATCCCCGGGCCGTTTGACCCGGCCCCGAACCGGCCGGCCGCCAGGCTGGTCCGACGAAGCGGGAACCTCGTGGTGATCCCCGTCGGTGAGGACGGCGTGCCGGCCCTGCTGAGCGAGGTTGCCTTCGGCGGATCCTACGCGGCCACGAGCGACAGCCGGTTCCGCGAGGCGGTGCCTTTCTACGGGGCGGTGCCGATCCACGACTACGCGATTGGCCTCGAGAACCAGGAAGGGATGGACTGATGACGACGATGGAGCGTGAGCTGGCACGACACGAGGAGTGGCTCGCAGGAGATTGGGACTCCCGATCCGCCCGCGGCATTGCCGCGATGGAGCGCCACCGCGCAGAGCGCGATCGACTCCGGGCAGCCCTGCGGCCGGCGACCGCGGCACTACGAGACCTGCCGATCGACGCGGTAGGGCCGAACCCCGGCCAGCCGCGGAAGACCTTTGAGCGCGTGCCACTCGAGGAGCTGGCCGCGAGCATCGGGGCCATGGGGATCGTCGAACCCCTGATCGTCCAGCCGATGCCGTGCTGCGAGGCGCCTGACCGGGCGCACGTCCATGAGATCAGCTGGCCGGAACGCTGGCGCATCGTTGCCGGCGAGCGCCGCTGGCGAGCGGCCAAGATGGCCGGCCTGTCCGTGGTGCCGTGCCTGGTCCGGGACGACCTGGCCGACCATGAGGCGTTCGAGCTGAGCATGGTGGAGAACGTGCTCCGGCGGGACATGAACCCGCTCGAGGAGGCCGAGGGGTACCAGCGCCTCATCGACGCCGGCATGACCGTCGAGAGCATCAGCGCCCGGCTGGGCAAGCGGGCGAGCGCGATCCGATCGAGCCTGACCCTGCTGAAGCTGGAGCCCGGGATCCGGGACCTCGTTGCCAAGGGCCACCTGACCGCCTGGGACGGCACGCGGCTGACCACCCTGAGCTGGAACGGCCAGTGCCGGGCGCTTGACACGATCAACCGGAACGGCCTGACGGGCAATGACCGCGACCGCCTGATCGGCCAGGTCTGGCGCGAGGAGCATGAGCAGCCGATGTTCTCCGACGCTGAGGCGCCCACTGGCGGGACCGCTGCCGACCGGGCCGCTACCCTGCGCGCCGAGATGGAGCGCGCCATGCGCGCCCTGACGCGGGCGACGGAGAACCTGGACGGCGTGCTGCCCGATGCCCTGACCATCGAGCTGGCGGAGGCCGTGAACCGGGCCGCCGGCGTGATCGTCAAGGTGACCCGTCAGGCGAAGGTCGTTGGAATGCTGACGCAGAATGGCCGAGGCCGTGTATCCTGACGGGGTGAAGACCCTGACCCTCACCGAGGCGGCCGTGGAGCTCGACATGGCCTCAAGCACGCTTCGCCACCAGATCCACAACGGTCGCCTCAAGGCGACCAGGGTCGGACCACTCTGGGTCGTCACCGCCCGGGAGGTCGCCCGCTACCGGCTGCAGAGCCGGGGCAAGTCCGGGCGCCCGGTCAAGATGCGAGATTCGCACCGCTCCTGACCAGGGCTGCATAAACCCCCGCTGGGACACTGATCCCGAGACTCGCACTGACGAGCGTGAGGACTGCGGATTTCGTGCTCGCGGACCACCTGATGTGCGACTCCCGATCCTCAAAAAAGCGGAATGCAAGTGGGCAGGTCGGAAGAAGGGGGCGAGGGTGCTCAGGTAGGTGACCGCGACCCGTCTCGGCCCCGCCCCCCCCATACGTGGCAGCCCTGTATACGCTATTCGCATCATTGCGCCTCGCTAGATGCGAAGTTCGCACTGTATGCAGTCACCTGCCGATTATGCACTCGTCTACCGAGCCTGACCGACAGGTGCGATATTCGCACGGTAGAACCAGGTACCGTCCCCCCGGGATCCGTTGCACCGCCGGCACAGCGGGACGAGCTGACTCGAGCCTCCACCCTGGGCCAGGGGCACCGAGTGGTCAGCTGTCAGCGGGTTGGCCGGGGTACCGCTATCGGGATACGGACATACGGGCGCCGTGTGACACCAGGGCTCCGCCTCGATGACTGCCGCACGACGCGCACGGTACCCGGGTGTCGTATAGGGCAGGCGGTAGGCGCGCTCATGCTCCGGGCACCGCGTCCCGAGAGTGGGGCGCCCACAGTCCAAGCATGGACGCTTCATTCCGCCTCCGGCTCGGGCAGGATCTCGGCGACCTCATCGACCGGGAGGACGGGGGGCTCGGGGTCAGGCTGCCGACGCCAGCCAGCGGCGCGGACCTCGGCCGCGGTGTCACCGACGTTGGTGCCATACGCCACCCGTGCCTTCCTCGGTGGGGGCGGGGGTGGATAGCACACGTCGCAGGGCTCGAGCGTCCTGCCGCCTGCGATCGCCATGACCCCGACGAAGGTGCGCGTCCGCTGGCCCGTCGTGTGGGCGGCATAGCGGGAGTGAACGATGCCCGATGGGTCGACCGCGTAGCCGCGGTCATCGATGGGGATGGGGCGAGTCATGTCACTCCTTTTCCAGACGGCCGGGCCATCACACCCTCACCGCAGCGAAGCCGCCTGACAGCAGCAGCCACGTGAGGACCCCGCCGGACAGGAACCCGAGGGCGAAGGTGATGAAGTCGTGGGCGTCATGCTTCATCGGGTGTCCTGTGACGGGGGGATCGCCGGCGCGAGACCACTGCGGCCGTGGAGGAAGGCGCGCCGTTCGGGCGGGATGTCCTTGCCCTTGCCGTATGTGGCCCAGAGGTAGGTGGCGTGGTCACGCGGCATCCCGAAGCGATCGAGGTTCGGACGGAACGGCGGCGGGAGCGGCACGTAGCCCATCTACGTGATCCCCACCTTCGTCGTGGTCAGGTCGTGGATGCCGATGGCGGCGAGGCCCGCGACACCTCCCGTGAGGGCCGCCTGGAGGACGTCGAGGCGGGTGATGCCGATGGACGCGGTGACCCACAGGGTGACCTCGGCGAGGACGATGGCCGCCACGACCGCGACGATGGGGCCGAAGCGGCTGCGGATCGCGTCGTTGGCGCCGTCATGGCCCGCCGTTCGCCAGATGAGCTGCGACAGCATCGAGACGATCGGCGCGAGGCCCGCCACGGTCAACAGCGCGGCGGCCTGGGGATCAAGGTCTACGTTGGGCATGTCCCTCTCCTAGTAGCAGGGTGAGATGAAGTTGTCGAAGAAGTGGGCCGACAGGTACCCCAGCACGAACATCGAGATCACGATGACGATCGTCGCGCCCCGTCCGATGGAGCGGACCCGGGCCGAGATCGTGGGCTTGCCGGTGATGACGGCCCGGGCCTCGATGACGAACAGCAGCAGGACCCACAGGCCGGTGCCGATGAGCAGGGCCACGCCGAGGTTGTCCATGTCCTACCTCACGAGGATCGCGACGAGGGCGGCGATCCAGCCGCCGGCCCCGAAGATGTAGGGGAGCCAGTCGCGCTTGGTCTCGAGGAGTTCGCTCACCGGCTGGGCCGCGTCGGAGAGGTCCCGGAGGCGGGCCATCGCTTCGGCGGTGTCCAGGTCGAACTTGACGGAATAGGTATCCGGTGCTGTTGCCACTACGACTTCCTCCCGAACTCGAAGCGCACCCTGTCTCGGATGCGGGCGATGATCCGTTCCACCTCTACCGCGTCGGCGTGCTCGGCGGCCTCTTTGAAGCAGCGCGTACACAGCAGCCAGCCGTACTCGGCGTTGCTGGCGATGAAGCCGTGACGGGGGCAGATCACCGGCTCGCCTCGATCTCGCCGAGGGCGGCGTACTCCCGCTTCTCAAACCGATCGAGCGAGCGCCGGGTCTTCTGTGACATGTGGCCGCGAGCGACGGCGACGACCCGGTTCCAGTCGGATGCTTTGAGGCCGTACTCCTCGACCGCGCCGTCCTTCTCGGTGACGGGCCACGTCCTCGTATCGGCCAGCTCGACCGCCGTCGAAAGGTCCACGCATCGCTGCGCCAACTCCTCGCGGACACGGACGCGGGCCTCGGCCATCAGCGCATCGAAGGGATCCAACGGCATCCTCAGCCTCCCAACAGCACGGCTGCGTTGACCGCCGCGTCCTTCACGGCCCAATCACCGCGAGTCGATCGGACGACGCAGCGATCGAGGCAGAACGGACCGCGGTCGCTTCGGGATCGGCAGCGCGTCGGCTCGCATCTGCCGGAGGCTTTCGACCCGCACTTCCCTTTCGAGGCGCTGGAGCTGTTCGGCTTCGTCTGAGGTCAGCTTGAAGTGGCCGACTTTCAGGCGCTCCTCGACGCTGAGCGTGTAGACGTTGCCGCTCGTGTCCATGGCTAACCTCCGTACTGCGCGGCGGAGCGATCCGCCTCGTTCTTGACGTCGTCCTTCACGGCCCGGGAGCCGTCCCGGAGCCCTGCCGCTACCCCTTCTTGGCGGGCGGCGTTGACGAGCGGGGCGCAGTCGATGGGCGGCTTCTGGTTGAGGTAGTCGGTGAGCTGCGCATTGACCGCCGGATCGCCTCCGGGGACGAGGGGCACGAGGTCGGCCCGGAGGAAGTAGGCGGGGTCGGTCCCGATCATCGAGAGACGCCAGTCGTTGCCATCGGCCTTGACCTCGGCGATGGTCCGGATCACCGTGCCGGCCGGGAGGCGGGCGACGATTGACGCGCTCCGGTCCGGGGTGGCCCGGTAGACGCCGTTCGACTGCCCGTTGGTGACGGTCGGCTTCCAGTCCTCGCCCTTGATCGCGGTGATCACCTCGTCCTCCTCGATGTAGCCATGCCCGCCGATCTCTGCCCAGGGGATGAGCGCGCCGGGGCACGACTTGTCCTGTACGTCCCGGTGGCCCAGGAGACCCCGGATCGACGGGAACCGCTTGCGGAGGTCGGCCACGAGAGCCTTGAGGGCGACCTTCTGCGCGGCGTTCGGCCCCTTGGCCCGGAAGCCCTCGAGCTCGACCGCGAACACGTAGCGGTTGACGTCGGCCCAGCCGTCCGCGCCCAGCACCGCCCGTCCCGTGAGCGAGCTGTAGATGCCGTAGTTCTCGGACGTGTAGGGCTCGGGGCTCACGTGCTGGCAGTGGCTCGCGTCGCCATCCTTGACCATCTGCACGATCCGGCCGCTGTATTCGATGACGTGGCTTGCGGACACGTCGCGGGTGACGGTGGTCAGGTACTTGACCGTGCCGCCGCCTTCCGCCATGTGAACGACGATGGCGCGGTACTCGGTGATCGCCCCGGGCGTGAACCAGCGGGCCGCGACGAAGGGGTACGTCATCCGACCGTCCCTTCGAAGATCGTCGGGGCCTCTGACTGCACGCCGAGCCGATCCTCGCCGGTCAGAGACCGCGGCTGCCCGTCGCCGTCAAGCCGCTCCTGAAGCGCCTTGAGCTGTCGCCACTTGAGGTAGGCGTAGTTCCCGAGGTCCACCATCTCGGCCATCGCCTCGGCGAGCATGTCGTGACGGCCCCATGAATCCGGGCCGTACTTCTCGTCTCCGAACCGGAGCTTTTCGTCCATGAGGCGGCGATACTCGGCGATGCCGTCGTACTTGGACCCGAGCGGCCGACCCTCATACTCGGCACGACCGACGGCCCACGAACGCAACCGGGCGCGCTCGTCTTCGGCGACGCTCGTCATACCGTCGCCCGCCCTTCCCGGAGATCGAAGTAGAGGAGGAAGGCCGTCACCGCGAGGAGGGCGCCCTTGCCGAAGCCCACGAGGAGGCTCACGGTCTGGACGAGATCCCCGTCGTTGGAGAGCGCCCACGTCGCCACCCCGAGGGCGATGGCCGCGAGGAAGAGGCCGAAGTCGCCGATGAGGGCGCGGACCTCGCGGAAGTCGCGGTACCGCTGCCAGCGCCGGAAGCTGTGGTAGGTGACGACCGCGAGGCCCCCGAGGATGGCCGCGACGATGATGATGTCCCTCACGCCGCGGCCCATGCGTGCGGCCCTTCGTGGCCTGTCGGATCGAGGCAGAGGAGTTCGCCATCGGGCGAGGGCGCCATGTCCGAGATGACGCGGCCCCAAGGCACGGACCGTCGATGAGAGCACCCGCCGCGCGGACCGACCCAACCTAGATGCGCACCGCAGTAGTACCGGCCGCAGCCTGGCTCGTCATCCCGCTCGTCATGGGGATGCACGCCGCAGAGGTAGCCCATTCCCCGGTCGATGACCGTCTCGCAGCCGCGGGAGTCACAGGTCGCAATGACCATGTAGCCGCACGGCCGCTCGGCTCGCCCGATGGTGTAGAAGCCATACCCCATCAGATCGTCCTCATCCCCGGAGGCTCCGAATGAGCCGGCCGAGCCCCACGACACCGAAGAGCGCCCCGACCTCGATCGAGAGGGCCCCGAGATCGACCGGCAGATGGCTCACGGTCGGGAACCCCACGGTGCCGAAGATGAGCACGGTGAGGACCCAGGCCGCGATCCGTCGTTCGAGGCGGTAGTCATACGGCTCACGAGCCATCGGGGCGACGCATTACGCGGGCCTCGCTGTGGGGAGCCCGGCGACCGTCAGGGGAAGGTCCGACGGCCGCCGGGGTGCGCCGGGCACTTGGCGCGGAGGATCGGATCGCGCACACGCTGGCACATGCTAGTTTGAGGCTGCGTTGTCAAGCGGTTCCCGCGGCGCTTGCCCCGAAGGGTCTACTTCAGAGCGGCGTACTCGCGGGCGATGTCGATCGAGAGTTCAGCCGGGGTCTTCGGACGGGTCTTTGTCCAGTCGATGTCGTCCTGCCTGAATGTGCCCACGTAGTCGATTGCCCGCGCCAGCCGCTCCACGTCGAGTCCGGGGGCGGCTGGGAGTGAGACGAGGGCGGCTTCGTACACTTGAGCAGCGAGGACCACATCGGTGATGCGGTCCCTGAGCAACGACCCATCGACAGACAGGCCGCAGCCGTCCTGGACATGGATCGCCTCGCCCGTGATCTTCATGAGGGTCGCGGTGTCGAGCGCGGCCGTGATCTGATCGCGTGTTAGGGCTCGGGCTACGGGGTCAGTCATCGTGCCTCCCAGTCTACCTGCACGTCCAGCGGATCGGCGATCGGCGGCTCGTTCGCGACGAGGTAGCAGCCCTCGCAGATCGTGTACGCCCCCGCCCGCTTGCCTCCGAGGTAGAGGTCGAAGTCGACGAGGCGGTTGCCCCGAAGGTCGGGCCGCCCGCACGTCCGGCAGCGCGGCACGCTCTCGCCGTTGGCGGGGTCGGCGAGGCTCTGGTCGGGGCGCTCCTCGCGGATCGTGGAGGGGTGGCGCGGCCCCGAACGAGGGTTCCACGCCCCGACCGGGAACCGTCCTCTCATCGGGGCTGCTCGACACCGCGACGGGGGGTGATCATCACGCGCCTAGACCGAGGGGCGCTTGATTGCGCCATGACTCCCACGCCCGGGCGACGGCCCCTGAGCCCGGGAACAGGTCCACGAGCTCGTCATCCGCCTGCATTCCCAATACGTCGAAGAGCCAGTAACACAGCTGCTCAGGTTTCTGGCCCGTGAACGCGCGCCCTCGAACATGGGGTGACGGCAGCGCGAGCCAGTCACGGAGGGTCGGGCGGTCAAGCCCTCTCTTTCGCCCACCGTAGACGATGATCGGCTCCCACGAATAGGCGGGGTTTACGCCTTTCAGGAACATCGTGTACGTCTTGGCCCACACCATCACCCGTGAGCCACCCGGACAGAGCGGCAGGAGTTCTCTGAGATTCGTGGCCGCCATTGAGAGCGCCCAGCCGTCGGGGAACTCCGTGACGAGCCGGTCGATCAGCTGGTGATGACCCTCGACCGTGTCATAGACCCATGACTCGGGATGGTCGGGGTAACGCTTCTTGGCGACGCCGAGATAGGGCGGATCGGCGTAAGCGAATCTCACGGTGCCATCCCAGCAACCGAGAACAGCCCGTAGAAGAACGCCCCCACGATGGCACCGGACACGAGGGCGAAGGCCAGAAGGGTCACGATGAGGCTCAGGACGTTGAGAAAGTCCCGGATCAACGGGGCTCTCCCGGTGTCTCGGCCAGAACGGCGGAGCGGTTGACGGCATCGACGAACACCATCGCGTCGCGCAGCCAGCGCGGCTCTGGCTCTGCTTCGCTGATCCGGCTGTCTTCGACGTCGGCAACAATGCGGGCGACGAGACGCCGATCTAGCCAGAGGCCCGCCCCGAACTTCACGCTCCTGGTTAGTTCTGCTCTCATGATCTCGCTCCGCACCACACACATCGATACCGAGTGACGCCCCAGCGGACGCGCTCCCAGCTATGTCCGGTCGTCTGAATGCAAGGAACCGCACGGGGCCTGTCTTGGGCTACGGGGTTGGTCACGGGGGTCATCGCCCGTTGATCCGATCGACTTCGGCGCCACCGGCCTCGGTATAGGCGGGGACGAACCCGACTTCCTCTAGGCGCTCGTCCAGCGAGTCCTCGTCCGGCGCCCACGCCATCTTCGTCGGGGCCTCAAGGACCCAACCGTCACGGTCGAAGTCGAAGTGGACGATGAGCGTATTGGCTGCCCGCACGTCGTCTAGGTCGATGCGAACGTATCGGGGCGCACGATTCCGATACAGATCGACGTGGGCGGCGCTCATCTCGTCCATCCCGACGGTGAACAGGCCGACACCCGCGGTCGCGAAGAAGGTCAACCCTGCGAGGGCCGCGAGCTCGCCGTGGGACAGGCGGCTACTCATGGGGCTCTCCCGGTGTCTCGGCCAGAACGGCGGCAGGATCAGGGTCGTTCTCGGCCGGACCGTAGATCAGGTCAGCCGCCTTCTGAGCCTCGGCCCATAGGCGGGCGTCCTCCTCCTCGGACTGCGCCTCGAACGCGCTGATCTGGACCGATCGCATCCACAGGAACCGCTCGCGCTCATGCATCTGGCTCTCCCGGTGTCTTGGCCAGAGCGGCGCGGGCACGCTCAACGACGAGCGGATATGCCGGGGTCGGGCTATCGAACTCATCGAGCAGCGCCATCAGCGCCTCTCGGAGTCCGGGGGCGGCTGGGGGTGGGACGGGGGCCGGGGCTTTGTCGAGCGTCGCCAACCAGCGAGCTTCCCGGCACTCCGACATCGACACGGACGCAGCGCATGACCACCCACATGGCTGGTGGTATGAGCGGAGATCGTCCAGTTGTTTGGCGCTCCACGGTTCAAATCGACGCTCGTCATTCATGGGGCTCTCCCGGTGTCTCGGCCAGAGCGCGGACAAGGGCTTGGAGCGCGGCGGCGGGAGTCGAGCCGTAACCCGCAATCGCGATTGGCCGCGGACCCACCCACGCCTCGAAGGCATCGTCGGGACCGAGGTCGGGACGCTGTTCAAGATGCAGGACGCGCCCCAACGGCCGCGCCGCCTCAGCTTCTCGCCACGCCTCGTCGAGGGTCGGGAGTCCGGGGGCGGCTGGGGGTGGGACGGTCCCGGTCGCTTCGGCTCGAAGAACGGCGCGCAACTCAGCGTAGGCGAGGCGGCGATCCACGAGGCGATCCCGGTTGCCCGCCCTCGTCTTGCTGCCGCTGATGTTCCCGGCTGGTGTCGCGGCGACCGCCCGGGCTGCCCGGAGGAGGCGGTTCAGCCGGTCCTCGACGTGGCCGCGAAGGAGAATCGTGTCAACGGCCAGTTGCTCCGCCGCCAGCACGTCGGGTGGGAGGACACCGGCTGCTCCGCAATGTAGAGGACAGTCGAACGAGTGACCATCGCGGACGAACTGAGCGTCACAGACCGGGCAGATGCCGAGGCTCGCCGCAATCAGAGCTGCGGTCCTCTCGGGCCTGTCTCGGGCTACGGGGTCGGTCATCGGGATACCTCCAGAGCAGCGCGGAGGGCGGCGAAGTCCTCATCGCTGATCCACCAACCATCGGTTAGGGGTGCGGCCCGAAGGGCAACGATGTGGTCCGCCGCTTCCTCGATAGCCCGATACCGCGCTGCCTCGTCCGGGATGAGGTAGACAGAGCCGTCGGCGAGGATCAGAGTCGCTTCGCGTTTGTCGCGGTCTGGGCTGAAACCATGACTACCGTTGCGGCACAGAATGACGTGGAGCCTCTCGGCTAGTGCCTGTGTCCCGTCAGTCGCCACGGTGAACCTCCCACGGACCGACGCGACGCACTTGGACGGTCGGCCCTTCGATTACGGGCGGCATACAGGAGTAGAACGGGCCATCGGGCCCCCCGGACTGGTAGCCGTGGCCCTCATCGCACATCCAATGCAAGTCGTCGTCGGTCTCCCCCGCGACCCTCGCCGCCCTTCGTTCGGCTGCCGCAAGCGTCACGAATGTGACCCACTTCCGACGCCGTCCCTCGCGCTTCCAACCGACGCGGTACTCGGGGGCTAGTGCCTGTGTCCCGGTCATGCTTCCACCCCTTCGTTGACTTCGGCGAGATACGCCCGGATGGCGGTTCGTTGTACCTTCGTCGGCGGTCCGAGATTGCTCATCCCTTGGTCCACGGCTGCGCGACAGCGATCTGGAAGGACCACATCTCGAGGACGTCGCCGCGGAGGTAGCGGAGTTCTAATCCGACCTTCCGGCCATGGCAGGTGTCGCACAGGGCAACCAGGTTCTCGGGCCGGTTGGCCTCGTCTGCCGTGTCGAACGTCCGCCACGGGATGATGTGGTCGACGGGAAGCCGCCTCAGGTTCTCAGCTTCCGTCTTGCCGCAGCGTCGGCAGCGGCGACCGTCACGTTCCCGGATGGACTCCGCGAGCTGCGGCCATCCTGGCCCTCGATATGAGGTCAGGTGACCGCCCCTATAGGACGGCCCGTCTGCGCCAGACTGCCGGATGCCGTTGCACCTGATGCTGCACGTCGGCGTGCCTTTGACGCGCGCCACGACCGCTCGAATCCGCCTGAACGACCGGCCACACACGGGACACGTCAGCTCCAAGAAGAGCGGTCGCCGTGCAGCCGCAGTTCGATAGCACGCCATCGAGCAATACTTGGCTGCCGATCTCGCTATCGCGGACGGCGGCGGCGCAAAACGGACACCGCACTCAACGCACTCTCGCATCCGCTTTGCCTTGGCGGGCTCGTGGTTGTGCCTCGTGCAAGCTGTCGCGCCCCAAGAGATCGGCTTGCTGCAAACCACGCACGCGCGGCTCACGCCTTCTTGCCCTCCGCCGCTGTCCGCCTCTCGGCCAGTTCATCGGGCGTCATCTCCCGCATCGGCTGGCCCCCGCCGTGCTCGTGTGGTTCGACGATCCGGCAGCCGACCATCTCGCAGCGGTAGTAGACCCAGAATGACGCCATCAGCTCCAGGGTCTCGGGATCGACAGGTGCCTCGATGGGCGCTCCGCTCGGCTTGGACGGCACATGCGCCTTGGCGTCGAGGTCGGCCAGCGCGTACCGACCGTGAGCGTCGAGACGGAGCAACAGGTCGTCGGCGCACTCGATGCGGTGGCCGTCACTCGGCTCGCGCCACTCAGATGAGAAGCGGTTGTTGCGGTAGCTCATCAGAGCCTCGCGGAGGACGAGCGCCTCGGATGGGTTGATTGCGAGTTTCACCACAGCCTCCCGGTCTCGGAACCTTTTGAGCATGTCGCGCAGATTCCAGAAATGCCCGTCTCACAGAGGTTGACGTTCCATCCCATCAGGACGGAAGGGTGTGACGCAGCGGCCTGTCGGCGGTTCGGACGAAGGACGCCGAACTTGACGCGGCCCCGGATGAACAGGATCGAATCGGCCGTCTCTGCGGTCTGTTGAAAGACTTTGGTGTCTGTGTGGGCGGGCATGAGCAGGACGACGTAGCTCCCGGCCGCGCCCGCCTCGATGCAGCGGAGGACCCAGCGTTCGCGGGCCTTGCCGTAGGGCGGGTTCACGAAGATGGTGGCCGCGTCCCACGGCTCCGCCGCGCCGTCGACCGGCGGCGCATAGAAACGATCGGCGTCAGTCGGGTTATCCGGTTCCGTGCAGGGGTCGAGTTCGATCCCGCCAAGAATGTATTTGATTGGCTCCAAGATGTAGGGTGGTGTCAGTTGCACCTGTCGCGGATCGGCCTCGTCTCGATACCGGAGCGCATTGCTAAACCGCGATGCGGCGCTCACCGGACGCCCATTCGGAGATCGGTCTTGACGTGCTCCAACGTGCAAAGATGGAGCGCCGTGGGCATGTGGGGCTGGCCCCAGACGTCCCGGCAGACGTGCTCGGGGTCGAGCCGGTTGAGGATGCAGCGCTTGTCACGAGCGAAGACCTCGGCTCGGACTTCGGAGGTGACGCGGTCCCGGCTCATGCCACGACCTCGACCTTCGGACGCGGGCCGTAGAGGGCTTCGTCCCATTCACCCGTGAAGCGATAGCGTTCGATGGCCCGGGCCATCACCTGGGTCTGGATTTTCTCTCGGCGCTTCTCTCCGGCGTGACCCGCCTCGGCCTTGCGAGCCTCGGCCTCGAGCCGACCGTTGACCCGTGAGAGGAGCGTGCCGGGGTTGGCGTCCTTGGCGTGCTCCTCCCGGAGGGCCTTGGCGGCAGGGGCAAGGCCGAACGTCGATTCGATGCGGTCGAGCCAGTCGAGGGCGGCGGGCTTGACGGTCGCGGCTTTCGTCAGGCCGCGGTAGAGCGCCCACAGGTCGTCGTCGGTTTCCTTCCCCGGACCCCTACCTTCCGTGGAAGGGAGTTGATTAGAGTTGATAGGAGTAGAAGGCTGGACCAGCTTCCCCAGCGGGTCCAGCGCGCTGGACGTGAATTCGTGTTCAGGGTCCAGCGGAGTACCAGCGTCATCCAGCGGGCCCAGCGTGCTGGTATCGCTGGGCAGCAGCCGGCCCTTATCGTCCCTCTTCCCCTGAGCGGCGCGGGCCTGACCGGCGATGACCTGGGGGCTCTTGGGTGCCCACGCATCGAAGGGCTCGGGGCGGAACCCGTCATCGATGAGGAGCCCGACTGCGAGGAGGTCGGGCAGGAACCGGGAGCCGGTCTCGGTATCGAGGTCGAGTTCGGGACGACCGTTCCTCCGGGCGGCGGCGAGGGCGATCCAGTACGCCCCGACGGCGCTGTTGAAGTCGTCGGGATCGGGCAGACGCCGGGCGAGCTTACGGAACTTGCCGTCCGAGAGGAAGGCGGTATCGCCGAGGAAGAAGCCGGCGGGTCGACGCGGCATCAGCCGGCCCTCGCCGCGTCCAGCATTTCCGCCAACTCCTGAGACCGTCGCCAGCGCCAGCGTCTGGCCGCCAGACGATTACGCTCCCGCCTTCCAAGCGGCGTCTTCGGCAGGCGCACGGGCTCACCGGGCTCACCGTTGCACCTGCCCTGCGCCCGCATCGCCTCGGCCCACGCGAGCGGGCAGTCCTGGCAGGGCGTCGTCGCGGGGTTGCTCGTGACGAGTGCGTTCATGGCGTGCCAGCCGGCGAGCTCGTCCGGGGTCATGCAGAGCGGGATCACAGCGAGAGGGCCATCTGCGCGGGCGTCTCACGCAGCACGCGCCAGTTCCGGCCTGAGCAAAGGTGGCTGATCGTGGCGCGGCAGACTCCGAACAGGTCCGCGATCGCTTGGATCGTCAGTCCTTGTGATCGGAGCGCTAACGCCAGTCGTGCTTGGTCCTCGGTCAACTTGGCCGAGGGTGCGGAGGCCCCGGCTTGAATGCGGCGACGGGCCTTCGCATCGTTCGTGTTGTCCTGGTAGGTCCCGAGGAGTAGATGATCCGGTCGGACACAGGGCGGGTTGTCGCACTTGTGGCGAACGATCAACCCATCTGGAATCTGTCCGTGCGTCAGGATCCACGCGACACGGTGGGATGACTCCTGTCGTCCTCGGCACTTGACGCGCCCATATCCAGCACCAGACCCGTAGATCCAGCACCCAGCACCGCGCTTGACCCTTGACCAGAAACGCTCGGACTCGGACGGTCCGGTGGGCTTGTCAGTCGACCCGAACCGACGCAGTCGATACAGATGCATGCCGCAGAACCCATGCGCCGAATGCGGACGCTCGCAGAGCGAGCAAGTCATCGCAGCACCGCCGCATCCCTGACCACGCGATACCGGGCCGGCCTACCCGACGCCTCGATGACGTAGCCCGCCGCCCGGAGGTCGCTGATCCGCGCTCGCGGGTTCGACACGAAGGGGTACAGGCCGTAGGTCAGGTCGAGCATGGTGCAGTCGGGGTGTGAGCGGATGTAGTCGAGGACCCGTTCGGCTTGAGTCACAGCGAATACCTCCGTCGCCGTGCCCAGGGAACGAGGTGGGGTTTCGGGCAAGCGTGCCAGCCCCATCGTTCGATGCAGCACGCCGAGCAACCCAGATGACGCTTTGGCCCGAGGATCGGCGCTGAGAGCGCCCGCAACTCATCCGGGAGTCCGGGGGCGGCTGGGGGTGGGACGGGGGCGAGGATGGCGGGGTCCCATTGCTCACGGAGCTCCGCCACTCCAAGCCTCGGATGCACGAATGGTGGCCTCTCCTCAGCGGAATGGGCTTGCCGCTGCCGGTGATACACCACCAGTGCCTCATGCTCCGCAGTCGTGAGAGTGCAGATGCCGCCCCGGTTGTGAGTCATCGCTTCTGCGAGCTTCTCAGCAACCTCGCGCCACCCGATCACCGGAGCGCCCCATCCAGCTCGGCCTCTGTCGCCTCATCAAACATCGGGACGGACGGAGCCGGGGGTACTGCGGCCGGCTCCTCTGACGGGACTCCCGCCGCGTCGGGTGAAGGGCCAGCCCCGTGTGTCTCGGCTGGCAGCTTGTAGTCGTGCGTCTCGAAGTGGTCGACCCGCATCCGGTGGAACGTCGCTCGGCCCGCCTGCCGGACGGCGTAGACCTTGCCTCCGACGCGGCACCACTGGCCCTTGAGCGCGAGGGGGTCGGGCGTGGCAATGAGGATCGCCGCCGCAAGGTCGCCATCCACGAAGACCTGGGGGAGGTTCCCCTTGGCCGTTTCGAGGGCGAACCCGAACCACGGCCCGTCAGGGGCCTGCCGCACATCGAGCTTTGTGGGTGCCCCTGACGACGCAGGACTGACCCGGACCGTGCCCTCGCGGGTCTGGATGCCAAGCAGCTCCTCGACCTCACCCTTCGGCTCGCCGGCGGGAGGGGCATCGTTGCCCGGCATCTCATCGGCGGGCGTGGGCTCGTACCCGGCCAGCGCCATGATCCACGAGTATTGCTGGCGGAAAGCCCGTGACGTGGCGCGGGTCACGGCCATCGAGCGCTTCATGTGATCCGGGCGGGCCGTCCATTCGCCATCGCCGGGTCCCCCGGCCAGCGCCGACCCGCGCCCGATGATGAGCCCGTCCGAGAGGCGGATCAGCTCGACCGTGGCCTCGTATGCCCCGTTGTCCAGCGCCACGATCCCGTCCGGGACCTCCCGACAGACGACGTTGTCCATCCGAGCGATCGTCATCCAGGCTTCGACGTGCGGGTACTTCTTGCCCCGGATCGTCGTGAACAGGGCGCGCTTCTCGACGATGTCAGACAGGGCGTTCGCCATCCGGGTCGCCATCGCCACCATGTCCTCGGGCGTCGGCATTGCTGTCAGGCGATCGGGCTCCCGGATCACGAGGGCTCGCGGTTCGTCGTCGAGCGGCCCGTCGATGTCGAGGACCGTCCCGTCAGGATCCACGGTGATCGTGGTCGGCCCCTCGTCCGTCGCTGTTCGTCTCGGCGTCATGCTTCCCCCGTATGTCGTGCGGCGATCTCGTCGTCGCGGAACTGCTCAGCGTCGATGTGGCGTCCCGAAAGCTGTACGTCGAACTCCGCCACGAGGTGGCCCCCGAAGTCGAAGTAGCCGTAGACGAGCCGAACGGGGTCGCCCTCGACGCCCGCGCCTCGCTTGAACGTGACCCGGACCAGCTGCACGACCTCGGCCTTCGGGGTCGCATTGCACAAGCGGTGGTCAGTCATCGCCGCGCCTCTCGTTGCTCGTCGCGGTACTGCTCAAAGCGCCGGTCCTCTTCGATGGCGGCGGCGTCCTGTTCGTCGTACTTGACGGCCATGAGTTCGGCGAGGCGGCCTTGGTAGACCAACTCGGCCTCGGCCGGCGACCAGCCGACGATCGCTACCGGCAGCGGCTCGACGATGCCGTCCTGCGCCCAAACGCCGGCATTCGACATGAGCGCGTTGCGCTCGGTGAGAATGATTCGGTTGTCGGCCTCTTTGACCTCAGCCGGCAGGTCGCCGGCGACGTGAAAGCGGAGGCAGATCGCGTTCCACACCGCATCCTCGATGGAGCGGTACTCGGGGAGGTATCGCTTGAGCGGCCGCGGCACGTCGACGACATACGCCTCGGTCGCGTCGTGCAGCAGGGCGGCCAGCGCGTTCTCGGGCGCGACCCACTCGGACATGAGGACGCAGTGCTCGGCCACGGAATAGAACCGATCGAGATGCCCGCCGTACCGACACAGGAGCGAGAGGGCGTGGGCGATATCAGCCGGGTCGACCTCCTCCGGTCGCGGGTCCATCGGGTAGAACCGGCGGCCGGTGAACGTCTGCATCCAATCGCCGCGCGTCTGTTCCTCGCGTTCCCGGACGACCCGCTCCCAATCCGCCAGCTCATACGAGAGGTCCGCGGCGTCCTCGCCCGAGGCGTATCGCAAGCTCTTGCGGATCTGCTCCACGACATGGCGGGCTTCTTCGAGGGTGGCGGTGGCGGGGTTGTGGTAGGTCATCGGACCGGCCCTCGCTCCCAACAGGGCACGTCCTCATCCGTTCGCGGATCGTGCTCGACGACGAACGCCCAGCCGCGACGCTCCAACATCCCGGCCAGTCGTGACGAGTAGACAGACGCGAACACGATCCGGCGGTCGGTCGGCAGGCTGTCAAGCCATCGGCCTACGTCACCCTTGCCGGGACGCTCCGCCTGAACGATCGGGATATAGAGCCCGTCCGGGGTTTCGACGCTGTAGCCGAATACGCCAGGGCCGAGCGCCAGAGCGCCCTTGCGCATGTCAATGACGATTCCTTCGTCGAGCGTCACTTCCCGAAGGCCACAACTTTCTCGCCCTCGCTCATCTCCGCGACGTTGGCGAACAACAGCAGCCGGTCCAGCTCATCGAGGCGGACGCGGTACTCGGCCGCGAGGTCCGTCCAGCCGTGTTCCTCGTACATCTCCACGCAGCGGACGAGGTGGGCGCGGCGCTCGTCGGCCGCTGACTCCAGGCGCGTGGCGGTGGTGGTCATGCGGGGACCGCTTCCTCGTCCGCCGGGTCGGTCTCGGTGGGGACGTACTCGCGCGCGGCGGTCAGGACGGTAATGAGGCGGTCGCACGCATCCTTCCGAGAATCCTCGTCAAAGCCGAGCCGGACATAGACGTTCGACCCGAAGAACTCCCCGATGCGGAGCCCGCAGCCGGAGCCGTATTCGTACAGGGCGATCTTGGTTCGCGGGTAGGCGTTGACTTCGACGCTGATGCGTGCGCCGGCGGTCGTTTCTGCGGTCATCTACTTCCCCTCTGATACGGGGGCCGGCCGGACCTCCTCGCCCGACCGGCGCCCCTGCTAGCCCGCCCGTGAGCGGGTCTGACTCCCCGGCGGTGTCGGGATGGCGTAGTGGTGGTCGTTCCGGGGGTTCGTCAGGTGACCCCACACGACGACGGTGCCGACGAAGCGTTGGGCGATCTCGCGGCCACAGATGCGGCAGGTGGAGGTCATCGCCCGTTCCGCCTCTGAGCGTCGCGCCGCTCCCGTGGCACAAGGCGCTGGGCAACCCGGAGTACGGCGAGGGTCACGGCCCCGACGAAGACGACCGCGACGATCCAGGACTCGCCGATCAGATCCACGGCCAGTCCCCGTGGGCGTCCTCTACGCCGTGATCGTGGAACCCAGTGAAGGCCGCCCACCACGGACGGGAACAACGGGTATGGCGCTCAAACCGACGCTCTCCGGTCTCAGCGTCGAAGGGCTGGTATCTGTCCGTCTCGACGCTGATCTGCATCGAGCGTCCGCACTGACGACAATGCATCGGGGGCGTGGGACCACGGTGCGATCCGTGCCGGTACTGGAGGCCGAAGTTCGGGGGGGTCATCGGATCGTGCTCCGGAGGACGAAGCACGCGATGTGCCGTCCGGTGCCGTTGCCGGGAGTCCCGTCCTCAGTGGCGAGCCACCGCACGTCCCCGAGGTTGCGGACCTCCGCTCCGACCGCGTCCAAGAGCATCAGGACCCACTTGTCGATCGGGTAGACGAAGACGACCGTCTTGCCCTTCCGATGCTCGGTGATGGCCTTGCGAACCCAGGCCGTCGGCCCCTTCTTTCGACCTTCGTGGATGATCGAGCCGAACGGCGGGTTGACGTAGTTGGAGGAACCCCACTCGCACGTCAGCCCATCGAAGCCGTCGGGTAGGGGATAGGGGCAGGGATCGAAGTCGAAGTGGAACTCGGCATCGAGGGCCGCGTACAGGTCGGGCGGAGTCAGCCAGTAGTGCTTGCCGTCCGCCCCGTTCCCGGCGTGAAACTTGTTCGTGATGACGAGCTTCGTGATGATCGGCTCGGGATCCCAGAACGTCCGCGCCGAGGTGTTCATCGGATCGCCCCGAGCGCCCATCCAAGGAAGAGGAGCGCGCCCAGCCAGAAGGCCGCGAGTCCGGCGGCGAGGAGGGCGTAGGTCTTGGTGCGGGTCATCGGTGAGCGTCCGACCGAATGCGCCAGTCAAGGCCAACGCGGACGAACGCCAGCACCCACCACACCGCCATGAGGAGCGCCCCGACGAAGACCGACAAGAGAACGCCGCGCCAATCGCCAGCGAGCCCGGCATCCCATGCGCGGGCAAACTGGTTGCCGAACACGACCCAGGGAATGAGGTAGTCGCGCTGTCGAAGGGCGCTCACCGGATCACCCCCACCGTCTGTCCAAGAACGGCGTAGACCCAGATCAACGACCCGTGGAGGGTGGCGGTACCCATGACGAGGGCTGCCCGGAGAACCGCGCGGGTTATCACGGGAGCCACCGACCGGGCGGCACGATCCCGTCGTAGAAGTCGTCGACGTCCTCTTGGAGGATCGGCCCGGTCCGCTGCATCTGGTAGACGTTCGGGTCGACCCAGCGGGCGAGGGCTCGGAGGAAGTCGGCGATCCGGCGCCTCACAGGACGCCCCGGAGGAACAGCGCGAGGCTTCCGAGAGCGAGCGCCAGTGCGCCGACGCGCATTGCGAGAGCAAGCCGGGGCCGACCCATTCCGGCCCAGATCGCCCCGCACATGGCCCACGCCAAGGCGCAGGCAATCCAGCCGAAGGCGAGGACCACGAACGTGTTCATCGTGCCCCTCCCCCGACCGGCACTCCGCCGTCGATGACGAGGGCTGCCCGGAGGAAGGCGCGGGCGATCACGACGGGTCCTCCACCGGCTCTCCCGGGTGGACGCGGGCGACGTGGCGCGCGAGGTCCCGGAGGTGCTGGCCGCACAGCGGGCACTCGCCCTCGATGACGCGCTTGCGGAGCCGCGTGACGTGGCCCTTGGTCGCCCGCAGGGACGCCTCAGCGCCGTCAGCACGGGCACGTTCGGCGGCGAGACTGTCCTCGGCCCACTTCCGAAGTCGGGCCTGCTTCTGCGCCTCCGTCTCGCCGATGTAGTGGCGGGCGTGACCATTCGGGCAGTACCAGTCGCGGGTGTGGTCCCGGTGGCACTGGTCGTCCAACTCCTGGGGCATCGCGAACGGGACACCGCAACCGCCGCAGACCATGTCCACGAGGACTCCGGTGTAGTAGCGCGTGGTCATCGCTGCGTCCCTCCCGCGACCGGCACTCCGCCGTCGATACGCGCCGGCAGCTCGTTCTCACGGGCAAGCCGGACCCACGTCGGGACGTAGGGGCCGATGAGGATGGCGTCCGTGCATTCGCGGCAGAACGTCGCTCGGAGTTCGGGGTCGCTGGGCCAGTAGGGGCTACGGCTGCAGCCGGGTGTTCGGCAGGGACGGGGGGCGGTCACGGCTGGGTCTCCGAGAGGCGAGCAGCGAGAGCTCGGAGAGCAGCGGCGGGGGTGTCGGCGTCGGCATCGACGAATACGGCCGTGCCCATGACCTCGGGGCAGGCGTGGGCACGCGGCCCATCTGCGCCGCCGCTATCAACGTTTAGGTGCCACCCGTCCGGTAGCGCCGCCTCGGCCTCGGCCCACGCCGCGTCCAGCGAGTCCACTGGCGCGTAGGACTGCGTCCCTTCGTCGGAGGACACGACCCGGACCGGGGAGCCGCAGCATCCACAGGTCCGGGGGAGGGGAGCGGTCATCGGGGGACCTCTCGCTCACCGTGTGTGCGCTCGTGCTCGGCCTGTGCGACACCGTCCCGCCAGCCCCGCTGGTACGGCGCGGTTCGACCGACATCGTCGTGCGGGTAGAACCGGATGCGACAGTCAGCACACGCCCACAGGACAGCGCCCGGTGCGAGCGCATTGCTGAACGTCACGACCTGTTCATGGCGGCAGGGGAGGGGAGCGGTATCCAGAACGGGCTCCAAAACACCATCGGACGGCAGCGGGTGAGAGCCGACTGGGGCGGTCGCCGCCGCACGAACCGGGGTGTCCTGCGAGGCCGTGGAGAGGTCTGCAAAACCTCTATTCATCGGTTCGAATCCGATCGTCGCCTCCACCATTCCGGTTCTTGTGACCAGAACGGAGGGCAGATAGGCCCGCACTACCCTGCGGGAGCAGCATCACGGCGAGACGGCGCAGGACCGCGGGATCCTGAACGTGTCGTGGCAAACCCTGGGCCAATCGTGACCGCTCCACGAGGTTAGCAGCAGCCCGGCGGAGCTCGTCTTCCGTCATCCGCCCGCCGCCAATCGTGCCTCTTCGGCATGCTTGCGGGCGTTGAGTAGGGCCATGATGACGGCGCGTTCGTCGGGGTCGAGCGAGTCCAGCCGCGGGGGGCCATCGGTGCACACATGCTCGGGCGCATGAGGATGGGGCTTGTCGCAACTGCATCGGTACATGCGTGGGACTCCGTGAGAACAGGTGCTCATGCCGCGAACCTCACGTCATTCAGACAGGCTGCATGTCGTTCAGCCAGGATCTCGATCGCCTTTTCGTGGAGTGCGAAGGTCCGGGCACTTCCCTCTAGGCCCTTCATGAGCAGAGCCATCCGCTGGTGATGATCCTCGATGCTCGCGGCACCCCATGTCGTGGCACGGCCGTCGCCGAGTGAGAACGAGGAGCCGAGCAACTCCACGGTGAGCTCCAAGCGGACGTTCTGACGGAAGTCCTCCATGAAGGCCGCGATGCGTCCCCAGCCATACCGGCGGTCGTATTCGAGCGGATCCTCTTCGGCGAGCCGTTCTCGCTCCGCCCTGGATTCTGCGTCGGCCTTCCGCTGTTCCTCGTGGCGCTGACCTTCGGGTGTCTCAGTCACCCAGCGTCGATACTCCCGCGAGTTGCGGGGAGCGAACCATGGGCTCGCCGCCCATTCCGCGCGCCTAGCCTCCCGCTCTGCCTCATTGGCGGCCTGACGTTCAGGCCACGATGCAATCGCCGCTTCCCTCTCGGCCGCCAACGTGGCGCGATGCTCAATCTCACGCGCCCGACCTCGCCGTCGCCACTCAATCCGGTCGGCCAGCAGCGCCGCCAACAGGGCTGTGCGCTCGCTAGCGCGCAGCGTCCTCACGGCCTTGTCAGCGACCCACTCCGGGGCATGGTCGGGGAACTCATCGTCGAAACGTGCGGCCAGCAGTCCGACGGTAAGATCAGGGCTTTCGCTCACGCCAGCGCCTCCTGCATCCGCTCCGCGGCATCCCGCGAAAGCTCGGGGACCCGGTGCCCTCCGAGTGCCGCTTGGAGCCGGTTCGCCGCGTCGACCTTTCGATGCCAGCGGAGATACTCGGAGGCGGCCAGGGCGATCTCGGGGCTATCCGACATAAGAGCGATCGCCGTGTTGCATCGAGAGCAGAGGAGCGCCCGCGACCGGGAACTGTCGTGGTCGTGATCGATGCTCAGACGACGCACTCGACCCTTCGCGCTCTTGGAACTCTCCGGCCGGCGGCAGATGGCACAAAGCCCGCGCTGTGCTCGGAAGAGTCGCTCGTACTCATCTCTCGGCAAGAGCGTGACGGTATGGATACCAGCATCCCGGCGGCGTTGCGTGTTCAGACGCTTCAGCTCATGGGCTCGGGCCTTCTCTTCCGGGGTCCGCTTCTGGCGACGTGCCCGCTCCTGTTCCAACTGGCGAGCCTTGACGCCCGGACGGCGGCGATACTCGGCCATATACAGCCGGCGGCGCTCAGTCTGTTCGGGCGTCATCCGAGGGCCTCTTGCATCTTGTCGGCTGCTTCCCGGGCCATCTCAGGGATACGCCCGACGTAGATGTCCATCGTGACCCTCACGGTCGAGTGGCCCAAGATCCGACTCACGACCGGCAGCGGCACCCCGACCCCAAACAGGACGGTCGCGCACGAGTGCCGGAGGTCGTGCAAGCCAACCCGAGGCAGCCCCGCCGCCGCCAGGTCCGCCCGCAGTCGCGGCAGGAGGTTCGTCGCGTGGTGCGGCATCCCCCGCTCGGTCGTGAAGACCAGCCCCTCGAGGCCAGTCGCGCCGCGGTCGGATGCCTGCTGCTCGCGCTGCGTTCGGAGGGCGTCGACGCCGAGCTGAGTCAGCGGGATCGTTCGCCGGCCCTTGGCCGTCTTCGGTGGGCGGAGCTGCCACTCGCCGTCGACCCGCTGGAGGGCGTGGCGGACGGTGATCGCGGCGGAAACACCTCGTCCACCATCGTCTGCGACAACCCGGCTTTGACCGCCTCCGACCGCATCGCTTCGTAGATCCGATCCTGTATCTCGCGTTCTAGCTCCGGCGGCCAGCGTCGCGGCATGAGCGGCATCGGTCCCTCCAAAGGTGACGTCCCCCCACGCCAGCCCCAGCGCCTCGGAGATCCGCAGCCCGGTCGTCACGAGGATCGTCCAGAGCGGCCCGTAGCGGGTGCCACGGGTGCTGTCGAGGAGGACGCGGGCCTGGGCGGCGTCGAGGATGGGGCGCTCGCGGTGGGGGAGTTTCGGTGCTTCTGCGAGAGCCGCAACGTTTCGAGAGACAAGTCCATCTCGGACAGCATCGGCGAGTGCCCGGCGGAGAGTGGCCCGATGATGACGGCGTGTTTGTCCGTCGAGTACGGGTAGACGTTGACGACCGTCCATACCGCCGCTTCGATGGTCCGCCTCTTGGTCCAGGAACTCACGAACGTCCCCGATTGACAAGTCGGACAACCGACGAGCACCCAATATCGGCGCGATGTGGACGCGGATGATCGACTCGTGCTTTCGCCACGTCGCCGGAGCGAGTCGAGGACGGACATCACTCACCCACCGCTCTAGGTAGTCCCCAAGCCGGATACGGCTCGCGTCGATCGCCTCGGCGCTGAGGGCGCGCTGCATGGCGCGGAGTTCGGCGAGGGCTTCGGGCCGCGTCTTCGCCTGCCGCCGTCGGCGACGTCCGTCGGGCAGACTGATCGCCGCCACCCAGACGCCCCGCGCCTTGTGCCAGTACAGGGACCCCTCGTGGTGCGAACGCACGCCCGGTATCGTACCCCCCGAGGTAGGCCCGGAGCGCGTCTTCGGAGAACCGCAGCGCCCGCCCGAGCCGGGCATGGGGAAGCCGGCCCGCTCGTGCCTCGGCGTACACCGTGTCAGTCGAGACACGAAGGAACGCGGCGGCTTCGCGGGCGTTGAGCGTCACGCCACGGCCCCATCGACCACGTCGGGGTGGAGGCGCGACAGCGCGCGGCATAGGTCGATGACTGACGCCTGCCAGTCCTCAGGTGCCCGTCGCTGGCCCTTGCTGTAGGCATAGACGGTGTTGACGGATCGCCCGGTGGCGGCGGCAATCTGGGTGAGCGTCAGGCCGCTGTCGTGAACAGCTCTGCGCCACGGGTCCATCTCGCTGCGTCTCTTCATGGCACAGAACAGTAACGGTACCGGCACAGGTCTGTCAACCCGATTGCACAGCGCGTTCGCGCTCAGGCGGTGCAGCGGTGCACCGGAATGATGGTTGCATTCTTGTACCGCGCCCGGTACAGTTCGCGCCTGAGCGCGCGTCTAGGTCAGGAAGTACCCCCGTTGACTGACGACCAGATCAAGCCCGGCGAGCGGTTCAAGCGCGCGGTCTTCGCGGCTGCCGCCTACCAGGGCATCAAGGGCTCGGAACCGGCGATCGTACGCGCGACCGGCGTAGCCCGGAACACGCTGCGCCGACTGTTCGCGGGTCAATCGCCAGATGGGCAGACCCTGGAGAAGATCGCGGCGGGCCTCAATACAACGCCGGGACGCCTACTTGCAGCGAGGGAGGGGCGGTCTACTGGCGGTCTAGAGCAGATCGCTTTGGAAATCCAGTGGCTCCGCGAGGCACTCGTGCCGGGTCTGCTCGATGATGTCGTCGAGGCCGGCGACGTGGAAGGAAGTCGTCGACTTCGTAGCCGAGCTCGATCAGGGCCACCCCGGCCCGCTCGACAGCCTGGGCGACGTCCTCTCGCAGACGGAGCAGAACGCGGATGACTCGCGGATCAGACCACACGGATAAGACCTCCGCGCGCGCTCGGAATGGATGATTCCGGCGGGGGTTCCCGGACCTCCGCGATGAAGGGCTAAGGGTACGCCGTGAGGGAGCGGGGGACAGTGGGGAAAACCCTCACGGACATGCCGAAACAGGCCCCCGAGGGGGCGGTCCGGGGTACGTTCGCCTGGCGCGTGCTGGCGCCGCTCCTCAGCCTCGGCGGCTACGCCCTGACTCTCGGCATCCTCGCCTGGGGCTTCAGCACGGGCGCGTTCCACATTCCCGGCGGCGACGCCCTGATCTGGGACCGGGTAGGGGATGCCCTCCGCTCGGGCGCCGAGGTCTACGTCCGAACCCCGACGCTCTCGGACACCTTCTGGTACTCCCCGCCGTGGGCCGTCCTGTTCGCGGTCGTCTCGTGGTTGCCGGTGCAGGTGACGGCCCTCGCCATCATCGTCTGCGAAGTCGCGTCCCTCCGCTACATCGCCGGCTCGTGGCTCCGGGTCGGCTACCTCTGCTGGTTCCCGCTCGTGGCCTTCGAGCTGCCGTCGTCGCAGTTCAACCTCATCATGGCCGCCGCCATCGCCGCTGCGCTCCGGGGTGATCCGCGGCTCGCGGTCGTGATGGGCACAGCAAAACTAGGCCCCATCCTAGCGATCCGCGACGGCTGGCGTCGGGCGGTGCCGGTGGGGCTGCTGCTCTGTGTGGTCACGATCCCGTGGCTCGGGCTCTGGCCGGCGTGGGTCGGGCACCTCATGTCGAGCTACGGGGCGAACCTCGCGCCGGGTGCGACGATCCTCATCCCGTTCGCACCCCGACTCATGGTAGCTCTGGCACTGGTCCTGTACGGCCGCCCGTGGGCGCGGGGCCTCGCGGCGATGGTCGCGGTGCCGTCGCTCTACTGGGTGTCGGCGGTCATGCTGCTCGGGCTCGCTGGCGATGCTCGTCGGGGTGGTGCCGTTGCTCAGGCCAGCAGCCCGCTCACCAGTCCCCCGGGAGTTTTAGGTAGGTCACGGTGCCCCGACCCTCCGCCTGTCCGACGCCCTGGATCTTGATGTTCGGGAAGGTCGTTCGCTTGAACGGGAAGAGGGTCGGCTGGGCGAACCGGATTCGGCTGGCGTCGCTGATCTCGTTGAGGGTGTTGATCCCGCCCGCCGCGCCTGATTCCAGGAGGATCGTCCAGGCCACGTCGTGGCTGGATGTGTGGAGCATGAGCCCGTCGGTGAAGTCGGTCGGGAAGGGAACGGTCGTGTCGTTCGTGGTGGTCTCGGTATCCCCGAGCTGGTAGTGGGTGAGCTCGCTGATCCGGGTCAGGCGATCGAAGAACAGCGCCCGCGGATCGGAGGCGTATCGAGAATCGCCGCCCGTCACGAGGTTGGGCTGGCAGATGTAGAACGACGAGCCGGCGTTGCTGGCGTCGGTCGTCACCGTGGCGCCGGCCGAGAGGAGGTGCGCGTCCCAGATGTGGCAGACGCGGTGGAACCAGGACACCCCGCCCCCGGTCGCGGCGAGGTACCAGCCGTTGACGAGATAGTCCCGCTCTCCGGCGCCCACGGTGTGGGTCTGGGAGGTGCCGATGTCGAAGACGTAGGCATCGGGATCGAGGAGGGCGGCGAGGTCAGACCAGTAGTTGACCTCGTCGGCGGACATCGAGTAGCCGGGCACTTCGAAGCTCCCTCCTCCTCCTACCAGCAGCAGGCGTCTGAGCACATTCAGCCGCCCGCGACCTTCGCCGCGGGGATGACTCGCCATCCGGTCCCCGCCACGACAGAGCCACCCCTTGGGAACTGACCGAACAGATCCCAGACGATGGTCCGCGGCTTCCCCACGATCAGGACCGGGAGGCTCCGCACCTTCATCACTGCCACGGGTTGCCCGAGACGTTCAGGTCGCCTTCCAGGTAGCACATTCGGAACGTGCTGTTGCCCGCGCCCCAGCCGGTCACGAAGGTCGGCGTGTCGTCCCAGGTGTAGGCCGCCTGAAAGTGGTTCCACGGAGCGGCCGTGGTGATCGCCGCCGCCTGCCAGATCGGGACATTGGCCGCGGCGTTGAGGGTCACGAGCATGTATGCCCCGGCCGCGATGAGGACCGGCGCCCCGGTCGCCGCGATGGCCCGCCAACCCGTCCCGCCCGGCGCCGCCGAACCGCCACAGAGCAGCGTCGCCGCGGTGTCGCTCGCGGAGTAGTCGAACAGGCCCCAGCGGATGACCCCGGTGTTGCTCGTCTGGATGTTGCACTGGAGGGAGGTCACGTACATCGGGGCCGGCACGATGATCGGGATCGCCTCGGCCTGATCGGCGGAGCTGTTCGTCGTCGTCGCGAGGAGCGGCATCCCGATCGGCAGCACCGCCACGACGAAGCCGGTTGCTCCTCCCGCTGATGGCGTCTCCCATGTCGGGGCCACCGTCGTTCCGGCGGAGGTGAGCACCTGCCCGGCCGACCCGTTGGCGAGCCGCGTTGGGGTTCCCGATGCGCCGCCGTAGATGACGTCGCCGCCGGTCGTCATGGGGTTGGTCATGCCGCCGCTGATCGTGGCCCACGCCGCCCAAGTGGAGACGCCGTCGGACTGCGTGATTGCCCCGGTGTCGGTGGCCGAGTAGAGGGTCCCGCCGCCAACGGCGTTGGCTGCGGGCCGGGAGGCCGCGACCCCCTTGAGCAGGAGGCCCGGAAGACTCGTGTCGGTCATCGTCGTGCCCTCGCCGCCGCCTCGGCGACCTTGTAGAGCCTCTTCCAGAGCCGGACTTCAGCGGCGCTGGCGCCGGCTCCGAGGAAGGCGGGGCACGGGCACTTCGAGCAGGTGTCGTGCCACTTGCGTTCGTGGGTGCATCGGCACCGCTCGTCTGGGTCCATCTAGGCCTCCACCATGATCTGGTTGCCGCTCCCGTCCACGGCCGGGAGATAGTTGCCGGTCGTCGGATCGAAGACCGTGGCCGGCGTCCAGCGGAGCGCCGAGTTGCGCCAGACCGAGCCGTCGTACCGGAGCCGGTCGGCGGTCGCCGGGGTCGTGATCGTTACGTCGGAGAGATCGTCGAGGGCCGCGACTGACGCCCCGCCCCACGGCCCGCCGACCCAGTTGGCCCCGCCATCGACGGACGTCAGGACGATGACGGTCGTCAGGGTGTTCGCCGGTGGGTCGGGTGCCGTCCCGGCCAGCCACGTCACCGAGCCCGGCCACGTCCACGTGTTCGTCCCCGAGGCGGTGATCCAGAAGGTCAGGGTCGAGGCCCCGGACCCCACGGGCGCCGAGATGGTGAAGACGCAGTTGGCGTCGAGGGTGCCGGTGTGGACGTTGCCCGCCGTCGGGTCGAAGGTCTCCGTGGCGCCCATCGCGCCGTGGGCGGAGATGACCGACTGGCCGCCCTCGATGTTCAGCTCGGCGTTCGAGGTGCCGGAGATGTCGGAGAACACGAGCGCCGTCGTGCCGAGGGTGATCGTCGCGTTGGTCGTGCACTTGTAGATGCGGTCGGCGTTGACCGTGCCCTCGGAGACGAGCGTCGCGGCCCCGACCGCCTGCGAGCCGGTCGAGAAGTCCGGGGCGCGCACCGCTGCCACGGCGGCGCCGAGCCAGATGTAGATGCCGTTCTCGGCGGGGTCCGTCTGGTCCTTGGCGAGGAAGCGGTCCTGGAGGGCCATCGTGACGCCGTCGATCGTTGCGCCCGGTCCCGAGATCGTGAGGTTCCCGGTCGAGGCTGCGCGGACAGGCTCCTTCCACGCCGAGACCGTCGATGACGAGGGGTGGGTGTGCGCAGGAACCGCGGACGATCCGCCGCCGGGCGAGGCCGATATGCCGGTCGTCCCGTTGCCTCCGGGGGCGTCGACCATCTGCGTCGACCCGAGCTCCACCTTGATCTCGAGATCGGTGACTTCCTTGGCCGCCGCCGGCTCGATGACGTTGATCGCGGCGATCTCGATGTCCACGTTGTCGAAGTCGAACTCGCCCGTCCCGGTGTCGAGGGAAACGGTGTCGCCCACCCAGTAGTGCTGCCAGGGGAGATAGAAGCCGAGCGACTCGTCTGGCCCGACCCCGTCCTCATCGCACGACGAGACGCGCACGATCAGCGATTCACTCCGCAACTGGCGCTCGGCGAGGTCCGCGTCCCCGACCGCGTCGAGGGTCGCCGTGATGCTTCCGGTCGTGGTGATGAACGCCTCGCGCGTGACCCGGCTCGCGGCATCCGCGAGGGACGACACGGTGGACGCTTCCGCTTCCCCGTAGACCCACTCGTGCGTCGCCACCCGTGACGGGCGGATCTGCCGGGTCAGGCCCTCCGCGATGTTCGTGCCTGCGACGAAGCGGACCTTGCCCGCGGCGAAGGTCGCGCTGCTTCGGTCGGTCCCGAAGCTGTTGTACGCGGAGAGGACGAAGGTCGGGGACATCTGAATGGTGATGGCCCCGGTCCCGATCAGCCTCCCGGCCACCGATAGCAGGCTCTCACCGATCTGCGCGCTGAACTCGTCCGTCGCCGTCGAGCTGGCCCACGCCGCGGCGTTGCTGTCGTTCGTGTAGTCGAAGTCGATGGTGAGAAGCGGCAGGGGGACTGTGGGCCGGTCGCCGTCCTGCGCCTCCTCGATGATGCGGCGGAGCATCTGCCCCGGCTTCGATCCCGTCCCGGCCTGGTACAGCCTCCACAAGCCCGTGTACGGGTCCATGCCGCCCGTGATGTAGGAGTGAGTCGCCATCCTCGCGAAGTCGAGGTAGTCGAGGCTCCCGTTGCCGGAGAACGTCAGGGTTTCGCCGCCCTGTTCCGCGGAGTCGAGGAGCCGGAAGTTGCCCTCCTTGAGGAAGAAGCCGTGTCGCGCGGTGTCCCAGCCGATGATACCGGGGATGCGGACATGGACGAATCGCACGTCCCCGTCACCATCGCCGAGGATCGCCGCGGTCGCGTCGGATGAGCTGCGGTTGATCGAGAACTTCCCCGAGCCCGTCCCGTCCTTCTCGATGCGGAACGACTTGTCGAAGGCGTCGCAGAGGGTGGCGAGGTACGTCAGGGCCGGAGTGGTGGCGTCCCCGAGGGAGTAGACGTCGAACGCCACCGGGGCGTCGCACGTCGCCAGTGGCGAGGAAGCCGTCTGGATCATCACGCCCGCGTACGGGTACGCCGAGCCGATCGTGGCCGAGCCCGTCAGCGGCGTTGTCGTCCCGTTCCAGCGCATGACGAGCGTGTGCGGGTGCTGATCGCCCGAGCCCGCCGGGGGAGACGATGCGTCCTTGTCCGCGTTGTAATCGAGGGTCCAGCCCGTGCCGGGTGTCGCGGGGACCGCTCCGCCGAACCCCGTGTCGTACGTCGCGCCGTAGAGGATCAGTTGGCTGCTGGTCGGCGCTGTCACCGCCCCGAGGCCGAGCGTCGCGCTCGTGCCCGCGTTGTCGGATTCGTAGACCACGACATCAGTCGCAGGATTGAAGGTCGCGAAGTCGATGTCCGTCTCGTGGACGAAGTTCCGCGAACTCGCTGTCGGGTAGGTAGCCGTAGCCGTCGAGGCTCGGTACCACCATCGACCGTGGTCTCCGTCGGCCGCGCCGTTCGTCGATACATCGGCCGACACGGCCGTCCAGCCCGAGCCACCGTTGCTCGCGACGCCGTCCCGCTGTGTCTCATAGCAGAACAGGACCTTACCCGCGACGGTCGGCGCGTCAAACACGACCTCGCTGATGCCGTTGGCGTTGGCCTTCGTCTGGACGCTCGTCGCCATCTAGGCCCAGTCCGGCGGGTTGCCCACCGCTTCGAGCTCAACGTCCACGGTTCGGAAGACGTCCCCGATGGGGTCGCCCCATATCGCGTTGACGAAGCGGGCGGTGATCGACTTGGAGCCTGACGGGAGCCCGAGATAGGGACTCGTGGCGACGAGGGACTTCGCCGCGTCGGTGGGATCAAAGAGGGCCTGGAAGATGACGACCGTCGCGCGGTAGCTCTCGCGCTCGGATTCCCCGGCCGTGCCGCTGCCGGAATAGGTGCCGCCGCCGGCGAGGAACCCGCGGAGCCGGAGAGGACGGCGGTGCGCGGTCCGGCTGAGGGGTGTCTGGCCGGGACGTCCGGGGATCGTGAGGTCCGAGCCCCTGACCTCGGCCATTCCATCGAAGCCGCCGACGAGTTCGAGGTAGATGCCGTTGACATCGTGGATGTCCGTCCCACCGAAGGTGAGGTCAGCCACGACTGAACGACGCAGCGCGCTGGAGCGCAGACACGACGTCCTCCTTCTCATCGCCGATGCGGCCGGTGAACGTGAGGTTCAGGTTCGTCACCGAGGAAGCGGCATCCTGGGTCGGAGTGATGAGGGTCCCGCCCGGGATGGACTTGATCTGTTCGATGCCCGACTCACCGACCCAGCCCGTCCCGCCGGTCGGGAGGAACCCGCCCTCCGCGAATGTCGAGAGCGCGCCGCGGGGTGCCGAGGTCGTCGTCGTCGTCGGGAAAGAGCCCGGCTTCGGGAGCGGTGGCGGGCTGTCCTGCTTCTCCCGCCGGCCGGCATTCGATTCGAGGTACGTCACCCACGTGTCGAGGAGGCGCTTGGCGAGCTTCCGCGCAGCGTCGCCGATGACGGACTCCTTGCTCTCCATGCCCTCCGCGATGCCTTCGACGACCGCCCCGCCGACGTCGCGATGCTGCGAGTGGTTCGCGAACTCCTGCTCGATGATGTCGTTCGTGCGCTCCGCCTGGGCGCGGATCGCCGGATCCTTCGACGCGAGCCCCGCCGCGAGCGCGTCAGCCGAATCCTTGCCCCAGCTCTTCGCCTCGACGCCGAGTTGGCGGAGTCGGTCCTCGATGATGGCCCGGGTCGCCTCTGCCTGGGCGATGACGATGGGATCGTTGGCCGCGATCCCGGCTGCGAGTTCCTCGCCCGTGAGGAGCCCGATGAGCTTCGCCACCTCGGCGACCCGGGACATCGTGTTCTCGACGGCCGTGCCGAGCGATTCCATCGCCTTGTCCACCGCGCTCCGCTTGTCGAGGAGCCCGCTCGCATACGCCGACAGCGTGTCGAGGCCCGCCTGGCGCGCGTCAGCCTCCGTGTCCTCGAAGGTGTCGTCGAGGCCGTCGAGCATCTCCTCGCCGCCCGCGGTCACGACACCCTCGCCGTCCGCCAGGGCATCACCGATGGTCGGCGGCAGTCCGGCGGCACGCCGCGCGAGTTCTGCGTCCAACGCCGCCATCTGCGCTTCGAGACTCTTGCGGGTATCACCCGTGAACAGTCCAGCGTCCCAGACGCCCTCGAGCTTCTCGAGCCCAGCCTTGACGGCGGCCCGCGATTGTTCGAGTTGGGTCGTCGTGCCCTTCGCGATCTGCTTCGCGATGTCCGCGCCGATCTGCTCGCTCTGATTGCCGAGCTCGCCCTTGATCCGGTTGTACGTCTCGACCATCGCAACGACGGCGACCGCCGCGAAGGCGACGGCGGCGAACTTCCCGAGCGAGCTGCCCATGAAGCCGCCGAGCTTCGAGCCGGCCGCCACCGCGGCGCCCCTGACCGCACCCATCCCGGGGATCTTCATGAGGGTCGATGCGATCGCCCCGCCGATGATCTGGGCGCCGGCGAATGCCTTGGCGAAGAGGCCGCCGAGGAACGCGCCCGAGCGGTTGATCGCACCAGCCAGCCCGGTCTGTCTGCCGAGCGAGATGTCCTGGAAGAACCCCGCGAGCGCCGGGCCGGCCTTCCCGACGATGCTCCCGGCGAGCTTGCCGAAGCCCGCGGTCAGGGCCGGCAGGACGTAGAGCAGCGGCCCCAGCGTCTGGCCGATCGAGCCCAGGAAGCTGAACGCGTCGCCGAACTCGACCTTGGCCCTGTTGAACACCTTGGCGAGCGTGTCGCCGAAGTCCTCGGTGGCGGCCGTCGCGGTCGCGATCGTCTCGTCGGTATTGTTGATGACCGCGAGCAGGTCCTCGGTCGCGAACCGGCCCTCGATGATCGCCGCGGCGAGGTCGGGTCCGGCCCGCAGGCCGAAGAGCTTGATCGATTCCCCGACCGGGTCCGCGGACTTCTTGATCGCGTCGAGCTTCCGGCGGAACGCCTCGCCCATGTCGGCGGCCTTGACGCCCTCCTTCGCCAGCGTCTTGACGCTGAACTTGAGGCCGGCGAATGCTGTCTCGGTGTTGACGCCTTCCTTCTCCCACTTGCCGAGGAGGGCGATCGATTCCTCGAACGAGAAGCCGAGCAGGCGCATCGGTGCGCCGAACTGGACGACCGTCTCCATGAGGTTGGTGACGCCGATGCCGGTCGCCTGACTGGTTCGGAAGAGCTTGTCGAGGGCACCCGTCTGGTCCTCGGTCGCGATCGACCAGTCGCCGAAGACCCGGGTGGCCGCGGCGACGTTCGCCACCGCGTCGGTCTTGGTGATCCGGGAGAGATCGAGGATGTCCTTCGCGAGCGTTCGCAGGCCCTCGCCGGTCTGGCCGGTGCGCGTATTGAGATCGGCGATCACCTGGCCGACGAGCCCGATGTCATCGCGGACCGATCCGGCCACGGCCTTGAAGTCGCCCTCGAGTCCCTTCAGCGCCTCGCCGGTCGCGCCCGTGCCGATACGGATCGTGTCGAAAGCCGCGTCGACCTGGCCCCCGAGCTTGGCGGCGGCGACCGCGACCGCGCCGAAGGCCGCGCCGAGGGCGGCCCCGATCCGGGCCGGGGAGAGGGCCGACTTGAGCCGGCCCGCCAGCGACTGCCCGGCCTTGTCGCCGGCCTTGGCGACGTCGGCCGCGAACTTCTTGTCGTCGACCAGGAGCCGGAGAAAAACGTCTCCAATATTCACGTCAGGCCCCCATCACGACGTACTCGGGGTGCTGACGAGCGAGGCCCATGATGGCCGCCTCCAGTGCCTGTCCGGTGAACCCCTGCGTCCGGGACTGGGAGCGGTTCATGCGCGACTTCCAGCGTCGATAGGCGGCGGCGTCGTGGATGAAGCCCGTCCCGAGACGCACCGTCTCGACGGCACGCTCGAACTCGGAGAGCGACTGCTCGTTGCGCCGTTCGGAGGCGGCATCGAAGTAGGCGACCAGTTGCTCATCGGTCAGTTCACGCTCGACATACGCGTTGCTCCAGCCGTACTCGGCGGCAAGCCACTCGATGGACCGGGAGTGGTCGAACTGCCGGCCGCCAGACCGGCGACGGCTTTTGGGTTGGCGGCTTGCCACACGAGGAGGACGCCGCGCAGGATCTCCGAAGCGGTCGCGAGGCCCGTGACTTCATCCGCCGATGGCAGGACGCCGGACTGGTCGTATGAGAGGAGCAGCTCGTAGCACGCTTCGTGCTCCCCGAGCAACAGGCGCAGGATCGACTCGGGATCGGCAGACGACGCCTCGATCGCGCCCGCCACCGCGGCGAGCTGGCCTTCGAGCGTTTCGAGCCAACGCCGGTTGTCCCTGATCGAGAGGACCGGCAGCTCATAGGTGATCCCACCCAACCGAACGCGGATGCGGTTGGACCAGATGTCCGCGAGGCTGCGCGTGGGGCCGGCCTCGGGCAGGAGCGGCGCGAGGGCCGCCCCTGCCGTACGGACCAGTCGCCCGCGCCTCACCTGGGAGGTGACGCGGGCAGCGCCGACGGCGAAGCCGAGGACGCCACCCAACGCGAGGGCGAGGACGATTTCCATCACGAGACGCCGGTCAGGATCCGGATCCGATGCGGCGAGGCCGTCAGGTCGGCCGGGTCCCAGCGCGAGGCCAGGACGTAGCGGGGAGCGAATAGGCCGTCGTCGGTGAGGGTTCCCTCGTAGTTGCCGGACTGGATCGCGTTGTCGACCTCGAACTGGAACTCGCCGCCGCCGAGGCGCTCCACCTGGAGCTCCCAGTCGGCGTAGTCCGCCGTCGGGATGCGACGGGTGTCGTCCTCGTCGATGGTCGTGACCTCGCCCACGGTGGCCGAGGACGAACCCGGCAGGCCGGCCGAGAGGACGGTGGCCGAGACTTCGGGGAAGGTGGTCTCGAGGAAGCCCTCGGACCGGGTGATGTAGTCGGTCCCGACGAGCTTGCCCTTCACGCCGTTGAGTTCGGGCGTGAAGATGTCCCGCTCGATGCGGAAGACGTTGTCCTCGGTCGAGGCGCCGAGGCTGATCTGGTTCCGGTAGACCTCACCGGCTCCGACTACCAGATTCGTCGGTGTGTCGCTGGTGACTGGCAAGAGAAGTACCTCCCGCGAGTGGGGAGATCCCTGGTCCGGCGTTCACTCGCACTCGCGCCGGGGGGAGCCTTGGGGCCTCTAATACATAGGCTTCTCAGCCGTGATCTTGACTGTGCCCCTCACGAGGATGGTGATGACGCTTTCATCCTCGCTTCCGACATATTGGCCCACGATGTAGACCGTCGGACTGACAAGGTCGATGGTGAAACCGTCATCATCGGGGTCCAGTTCGACGACCCGCGACAGATCGATCGGGAGCGTCAGGATCGGTGCCGTCATGTCTCGCTCGTAATATCCGGATCAGGGGGTAGGTTGATTACGATGTTGACGGTCAGGTACGCGACCCCGTTCTCCGGGATCGTCAGTACCCAGTCATCGACCGTTGCCCACGGGAACGGCTGACCATCGATGGTCAGGCCGTCGAAACCGACGATGAGCCGGTCGGGCTCTTTCTTCGGAGTCTCCGTCTCCATCCGCTTCAACGGAGAGGTGTATCCGAGCATCGGAATGTCCTGCATGGCCGCTCCTACTGATAGACCCGGTTCGCCGCGAGTTGCCGCGGCCAGAGCGCCTCTTGGCACTCCCACAGCTCGATGAGCGTTGCGCCCGCGTCCGCAGCAATGACACGAGTTCGCTCGTCGCGTTGGGCGGCACCACCGCGGCCGCGATACGGACAGGTCAGATCGACGGACCTGTGGTCATGCCAGAAGCAGCCGTTCACCTCTATGAGCGTGAGGCGATCGGGGCTTCCGTAGTCGAAAGCGTGGCGTCCGATGTATATCTGAGGCTCGAACCCCGGCAGTAGCGCCGCCGCACGGAGTTCCAACTTGGAGCGCCATACGCGCCCACCTGCGGCGCGCCAACGCTCCAGTCCGGCTTGCTGCTTGGCGAGATGGTCTGGCGAGGGCCGCCTACCAGCGAGCGTGGCCCCGATCTTCGCGCGGGTCTCAGCACTGACCGAGTGGCCCATGAGCGACGCGCTCGTTCGCGCCTTCTGCGTATCGCTCTTCTGGACGCCACGATGCCGCCTACTCACGGCCACACGAGTGGCCTCGCCGGGTGCGCGCCCACGCAGCGTGGCGGCGATCTTGGCCCGCTGTTCTGCGGGCATAGGTGGACGCGGACCCCGGACGGTCCGAAGTTCGGATCGCTTCGGCCCTAGGTACCGAACACCCCGGCGCTCATTCGGGCGGCCAGGACGACCCTTCAGGGCAGCAGAAATCTTAGCCCGCCACTCCGGCGTGAGCGGTTGACCCAACCTATGTCCCATAGAATCGCCTCTGGTTGGCCCGTGCCCCGCTATACCAGCCCAAAACATGATCCCGCCGACGGGGCAGGCGGCTACCGGTTCGCAGCCCCGCCAGACGGTCGACCGAGACGTCACGGACGCAGACGCTCTCGCAGTCGGCGCACATGAGCAGGCGGAGGTCACGCACGACACCGTCGCGGCCGACGTGGCGACCCTCGCGGAAGACCTGGAGCCGATGGACCTCGGCGAGACACACCGCCCGTGCGCCCATCGGTCGGACATCGGCGGCCAGCGTCACGACCATCTCCGCGAGCAGGCGGTCGAGCGTGCCGGGGATGGGCGGCGTGCGGTCCGTGACCAGCACGCGACGGCCCTCGATGACCATGACGCGCGGCGGAGCCATCATCCGGTGACCGTCGCCGGCCACTCCGGCGTGTACCACGTGTGGTCCTCGATCCCGAGCGCCGCGTCGATCTCCAAGAGGAGCGCCGTCGGCTCGGGGAGCTTGTCGCGCGCCTCGCTACGCAACTCCACGAGGATGACGTTGCGAGCCCGCAAGAGCAGCGCGCGGTACTTGTCTTCCATCGATCTCCATTCGTCCACGGCCGGCGTACCGACCGGGATTGCTACGCGACGACCTGGGTCGGCGCGATGAGTTCGGCGATGAACGTGACGTAGGGCTGGCCGGTGTCGATGTCCTTCTCCGCTGTACCTCCCGTGGTGTCGAAGCTGATGTAGATGCCCGTGTCGGCATGGAGCCGCGGGCCGATGTTGTGGAGGGTGTCGGAGCACGCGCCATAGAGGGCCATCGCAGCCTGGGGTGTCGCGCCGTAGCAGCGGATGGCGTAGGTCGCCCGCTGGACGGGGGCGCGGCTCATCCGCACGGTGTCGAGGGCGACGATGACGACGAACGCCTGGTAGCTGCCCTTCGGCTTCACGTCTCCGGGAGCAGGCTCGAACCCGCGCACCCGGCCGTCCACGAGGGCGTCAACCTCGGTGTCGTCGCGGAGCTCGATCAGGAGCTTGCCGGTGAGGTCGATCATCCGGCCTTCCTCAGTTCAGCCGCGACGATGGGCGCCATGATCTCCGCGGCGTGATCGACGGTCCGGTTCGCCGCGGGGGTGAGGAACGGCTGCGCGGCGTGGTGGACGGTGCCGGTCTCCTGGAACCGACCGGGGAAGCCGAAGCCCGCGACGGCCATGATCTCCCCGCGACCCCGGACCTTGACCGCCCGCGGCTTCTTGGGCTGCGTGCCCCGCTGGGACCAGCCGCCGACCTTCTTGTCCCCGATGTAGGCGAGCACGCCGCCCTGCGTCACGAGGCCCACCCCGAACGGCGTCGCGTCCGGCGGATCGGCGACATCGACGATCGTCCGCGCCACCTCGAACAGGCCGTCGGCGATGGCGACCTGGACTGCCCGCATGGCAGCCCGGTTGAGCACGACCCGGGCCGACGGTCCGCGCGCCATCAGATTGACCTCGGGGCGTACGATGTAGACCACGGCTGTTGAGGAGCCGTCTCCACATGCCCCGCTTGCGGCCTCAACCCGCGGGCGGGGCGACTCGTCTGGAGCATGGAATGGGCGTATCGACCGACGCATCCGAGCATTGGCCCGAAATCCTCGGCTATTGGAGCGAGATGCCCACGCTCGGCTGTTCGGAGCGTGATTGGGAAGTAACAAGCTACGGCGAGTCGTGGTGGGAGCATCTGCCTCCCTCCCTCGACGCCGCGTGGGATCGGGCTGAGGCCGATGGCTGGGAGATCGTCGCGCTGATCCGCAGGCGCGGTAACCCTGACCGACAGCGGTGGCACGTCAACGCGATCCACTACGGCCACGGCACTCCACGTCGGGCTACCGCCTTCGGGCCGACCATCGAAGCGGCGCTCGACAATCTCGCTGACAAACTGCGGGATCACGCCGCCGCCTCCTGACGCTCGGCGGCCCAGTCCACCAGCGCGTCCGCGGCCCGCTGCGCCCCGCCCGAGCGGTACGGGTAGACGAGGCCGAGGATGCGTTCGCGCTCGGCTGCGACTTCGGGCGGATCGGCCAGCGCCCGCGCGACGGTGTCCACGAGCGCGGCCGGGCGATCGACGTTGAGCCCGATGGTGGACCACGTCCAGAAGCGGCCGCCATGTTCGACGTTGCGCCGGAACCCGGGGTCGTTGAGCGGGACCACCGGCCGCCCCGTCGCCGCGAACTCGAACAGGGTCGAGCTGTTGTCCATGACATAGAGATCGGCCCGCCGGCAGACGTCGGCGAAGTCCTCGACGACCTCGATGCCCATGCGGGCGTAGTACCGCGCGAGCATCCCGATCCCCTTGGGGTGGCCGTGGCCGATGACCTTGTACGCCTTCGCGAGATCGGGCAGGACCGGCTTGTACGTCGGCCACGCCCAGCGCGTCTCGGGGATGATGTTGATGTCGAAGTGCAGCGCGAACGCGACGACCGGACCGTCTCCGGGAACACGGGCCGGGAGGCTGTCGAGCTTCGCGCAGCCGATGACCTCCACCCGCGCTCCGGGATAGGACGCCTGCCAGCGGTCGGCCGAGTAGTCGTTCGGGCAGAGGAACAGCGACACGTCCCCGCAGTCCCGACCGCCCGCATACGAGGCGTTGCCGGCGAACTTGCTATCTGACCAATAGGATTGCCCGGCCCCGTGCTCGACCCGGGCGATGCGGGTCCGACCCAATCGACGGGCGCGCTTCTGGTCGCCGTACGACGCCACGAGCACGGGGCGGTCGGTGTCGTTCAAGAGGCCGGTCGCGGGGATGCCCCACTCCCGAGCGCGCTGCGCGATGCTG